GCTTCCAACTGCTTGATAGATACGGAGTTAAGGGGGGGGTTAGTATATGACCCTTTCATGGGCACTGGCACTTTGGCTATTGCTGCGCTTGAACAAAAAATGGCTTTTGTAGGAAGTGAGATAAGCGAGGAATATGTCAATTATGCAGAGCGAAGAATAAAAAACCACTCAAAACAATTATCACTATGGTAGAAGAATGGAAGGATATTGAAGGATATGAGGGGCTATATCAAGTTTCAAACATGGGCTTTGTTCGGAATCGTCATGGGCGATTATTGACGCGAGAAGTAGCTCAACGCGGTTATTTAAGGGTGCGATTATCTAAAGGGGCTCATCAAAGTAACCACAAGATTCATCGCCTTGTAGCCCAAGCTTTCATTCCGAACCCGAATCGTCTGCCTCAAGTAAATCATAAAAATGAGGATAAAACAGATAATAGAGTCGTTAACCTCGAATGGACAGACAACAAGACTAATTATATTCTGAACACGAACAAGGCTCACGGTAAGGTCGGTGTCATTATGATTGATAACGGTAAGGAAGTGGAATTTGAGAGCTTAAAACAAGCCACGACAGCTACAAGAATCAGCCGCTATTCCATTGTTTCAGTTTGTAAGGGAATCCAGAAAACCGCCGGTGGCAAGCAGTGGAGATATAAAGAATAATTACAACCAACAACTGAGTCTTTTTTAGACTCAGTCTAAATAACAACGATTATGGAAGAACTAAATTCAAAAGACTTTATGGCCATATCCTTTGATATTCTTGAGAAGAGTGGCTTTCAGAAGAAAGAGATGCACACCGTCAAGGGGCAGCACTACTGGCTTTATGTTATTTCTCCGGAATATCATGTCAAGATTTGGACAAGAGGATTGCATGATAACCCTGAGAGCGGATTTATGCTTTATGCCGAAACTGCAAAGGGCGTATGCCGTATGAATCTTAAATGGGTCCATGAGTTGCAGCATCTGCTTCGCCTTTTTGAAATTGACAAACAAATTATAGTATTATGAAACAGATAACGAAACAAGAGGCCATTGACGGCATAAAGAGTCTGTTTGAACTGGCCACATGGGAAGAGAAGAAGGAAGAAAAATCCTTTTATTCTCAGAAGGAAGGAACCGACAATGCTGATTTCTTTTTTGACAAACGTCAGTATGAGCGAGATGAGGTTATAGCAAAACTCAGCGCATACTTTGCAGATAAAAGAATCATCGGAGGATGCTGCGCCATCGACTCGATTACTCTTCTCTATACAACGGTACATATCAAGGACTACAAGAAGGAGTGATTATGAACTGGGGAAGATTATTCGCAAGTATCATAACCGTAGCATTCGGCATAGCCGGAGCTATCGGTTTCAGTGTTCTGCTTGAAAAACTGCCGGATTGGACGGACTGGCCAATTATCATTTTGTGTCTGCTGTTTTTCGTCGTGGTGGTTTATTTCAGAATGGGAGAAAAGGAGGAGCCTAAGATTCACGGATGGGTTGCTGTTGATAAGAACAACGCATGTTATTTCCATCTGCATAAGCCTCAACGGTCCCTCGATGTCTCATGGTACGCTACGCCGGATAGGTTCCAAGAGGATTATAATCCTTTATGGCATCTGAGGCTTCCGGATGAGGTCGCATCATCATTTGACCTTACGTGGGAAGATGAGCCTATTGAAGTTGAACTTACAGTGAAAGAAGTATGAGAGAATTAAGGGCCCTTTGGGCTGTTATTATAGCCTTCCTTCCTCTTGTTGTGTATCTTATAATACATGACGGCAAGTTTGAGAAGGCTCCGAAAGAATTAACAACAGAAGAAATCAATATGAAAGGAAGCCGATTTACAGTAGGAGACTATGTATATAGCTCCTTTAGCAAGGAACCTTGCATGATTCTTTGCATATATGCTTATGATGAAAGCTATGCTTCGGTTAAAGTCAATAGGGTTGTGGGTACGAAAGATTTAGCATCATTATCACCCATTCCTCTTACCGGAGAAATCCTTGAAAAGAACGGTTTTGTCCATAAGGATAAACTCCATGACGAGTTTGGCCATGAAATAAAAGGGCAGTCCGTAACCTTGGATTTTGACATGACCAAAGACGAAAAGGATGCCAAGCTCAAGATTTGGCTCTGCATCAGCACTTCTAATTCTAATGGTGGCCTTATGCCTCACAGATATTTCGAGGGGTATATTGAATACGTACATGAGCTTCAACACGCGCTCAGATTGTGTAACGTTGATTTACAGATTGAACTATGAAGGCAGAAGAGTTTATGATAGGTGACTGGGTTCTTGGTTTGGTTGAAGATAACGAAGAAATAGGCAAGATAATAGCCAAACACCCTGCAAGGATAATTAAGATTGAAGAGAACGGTGATTATGCGGCTCAATGTCCTTATACATTTGATGAGATGTATGAAGGCGATGGCACTCCGATAGAAGATTTCTTATGGTATGACACTGAGCCTATGCCTCTTACTGCGGAGATTCTGAGTAAGAACGGATTTGTATCAAAGAAAGGCTTTATGCAGAAAGGTAATTTCGGTGATGGGCCTTTGATGATATGGCATACGGAGGATAACAAGATACTTCGCCATTTTACTCATGAATTAGAGATAAGCGATTTGTCATCTGATAAGGGCTATAGGATTCGCTTTATCTGCAACTATGTCCATCAACTTCAGCACGCATTAAGGCTGTGCGGTATTAACAAAGAAATCGTATTATAGCTATGGCACTATTACAGAAAATGGAGCATAATGACGATGATTTCCAAGGTGAAATCATTCATATCGTAGATGAAGTCCATCAAGGCGCAGAGTTTACTGTTTGTGGGCTTGCAATACCGGATTCAAATATTGATATGGAAGGTTACGAACATGTAGGAGAACCGTTTGTTGGCTCACTCAAAAAATGTACATGTTCCGCTTGTAACAAAACCGTACGTTACTTCAAATCATTGAGATAAAACTTAAACCATTTTGCTTATGAAACCAGTAGATGACAATCCGAATGAAGAATCCAGTGCAACACAATGCGCTCAGATTCTCGAATGGCTCAAAGCCGGTAACAGCATCACTCCGGCAGAAGCCTATGTCAAGTTCCAATGCCTGCGTCTCGGCGCACGTATTTTCAACCTCAAGGAACGAGGCCATAAAATCAAGACGGAACTCATCACTCTTCCTAACGGAAAGAGAGTCGGCAAATATACTCTCATAGAATTGGCCGAAAATTGTAAATAACTTCACTATCCAAAATTCTTTTCTTATAAACTTGACTTCATATCTTTGTGAAAACAATTTCATTTTCACATGGATTTCGGAAAGAGAATTAAGGAAAGAAGAATCGAACTGAGGATGACGCAGCAGCAGGTTGGCGAAATGGCCGGTGTTGACTACGTCACAGTTTTGCACGTAGAGAAGAATAAGAAATGTGCGTTCGAGACGGTGCAGAAAATCTGCGAAGCTTTGAGGTTGGAAATAACACTTACAGAATATGAGAAATGTTATCCTAAAAAGACTCGTGTTAAGTGACTGGAAGGCACAGAACACCGACCTCATCTTTGATGAAAAGTACAACACTGTAGTCGGACGTAACGGAACCGGCAAGACCAATCTTATGAGAGCTTGGTTTTGGCTGCTTTCCGGATATACCGACCCTCTGCTGCCAAAGAACTCTGAGCTCTATGACAACAGAGTCGAGTTGAGTGAAAAGACACCGCTCGCATCCGTTAAGGCTTATCTGAGCATCGACGGAGAAGAGTGTACTATCGAGAAGCGTGCTGAAGCGAAATTCACTCGCAGAAAGGGAACCGGCGTATATGAGAAGGCTCCGTCAGACAACTACACTATTTTCATTGATGACATAGAGACAAGTGTCACGGATTGGAGGGCTTTCTGCACTCGCAACTTCTGTGATTACGACCGTATGACCTTCTGTCTGCACGGCAAATTCTTTGCGCAACTCGCAGAGGAGAATAAAGACAAGGCACGTGCACTTCTCGAACAGATTGTAGGGACCGTTTCAGATTCCGAACTCAAGGGCGATTACTCTGAGATTCTGCCTAAACTCAAGACACTTTCTATCTCTGAGCTTATCAATCAGACTCAGAACACCCTTAAACCGCTTAAAACAAGGCTCAACGAAATTCCGGCCATTGTTGAGCGAGACCAGACCGACCTCGCGGAATACAATCAGACCGATTTCGAAGCCATCAGCAATCAGATGGACGAAGTGCGCGGCAAGATTACCGACATAGACAATGATATGTTGGCTGCTTCGGATGCCATCAAACCTCTCGTCGAAAAAAGACGTAAGCAGATTGAGGATAAGATGGCCGCCGAGCGTAATCTTGCCGAAGCAAAAAAGCGTTACTGTGATGACATCTACACCGGAGCCCAAGACCTTCGCGCAAAACTTAACAGAATAGATGCGGAGAATCGAGACATCGAGGCTGCAAATATACGTGGTAGGAACCGTATCATCAATCTTGAAACGGAAATCAACGCATCCAAGGCTGACTTCAACCGCCTCAGCCGTAGGCGTGAGGAACTGATTAAGGAACGTGACGAGGTTGTTGCTCGCGTTTTTGTTCCTTCAGCTTGCGCGTACTGCGGTCAGGAACTGCCGATAGAAAAGCAGGAGGAGATGCGCGACAAGTTCAACACACAGAAAAATACCGACCTCACTCGTGTAGTGACTGAGGGTAAGAGTGTACGCGCTCGTATGGGCAAACTCCAAGAGGACATCGAGAAACTTGAGGCAGAGAAAGCCCAAGGCTTCTCAGAACAGCCGTTGCTCTCTAAGGAGGAGGCTCAGAAGGCTCTTGATGCTTACTATGCTGAACATCCGGATTTTGAACAGACGGATGAGTATGCTCACCTCAAGGCTATTGTTGACAAATGTGTAATAGATGAGGAACAGAAGGCCGATAACACTGCTCTCTTAGAGAAGAAACGCGGGCTCCTCTCTCAGCTTGAGGAGTTGAATCAGAACTACGGTCTCAAGGCAAAACGCGATGCTCTTGAAAAGGAGATAAACGACCTTGAGGAAGAGAAGAAGGAGGTCGGTTTGAAAGCCATCTACCAAGAGAAGATTCTGCGTCAGATTGACGAGTATATCCGCGAGCGTGCCGACATCGTATCACAGAGAGTGAACTCATCTTTCCGCTTCACCAAGATTACGATGCAACGCCGTCAGAAGGATGGAACCCTCGTGGATGACTGCATCCTCTGCCAGTACAATGACACCAAGTACAACACTTCCAACGGTGCTGCACAAGCCATGATAGAGGCAGAGGTACAGAGATTCTTCTGTCAGTCCTACGGAGTCAATATGCCGTTGTGGATTGACGAGAGCAACACCATCAATGAGGATAACATGCCGGTCAACGAAGATGGACAGACCATTCTCATTCGTTGCTCAGATGATAAGGCCCTCCGCGTCATTATGAAGAAGTGATATGGAAGCGAATCTCACTATAGCCGGAGAAATCATTGAAGCCAATAAAGTCAAGGATGTCAAGGATGACAAGGGTTCATTAGTCGAGATTTGGAATTATGTCATCAAGCAGAATGATTTTGGGAGGGAAGATACGTGCATACCGTTCACGGCCTACAATCCGAAGAAGAAGAAATGGCCTCTCGATGTGGGCCGTAACGTGCGCGTTGACCTCTGTGTCATGGGTTACAAGAAAGGGAGGTACTGGTTTGTGACGGCCAAATGTCTGAAGGTTTGGGTAGATGCTACCGAGAATGATTACCGTAAGATAACGAGGCGCAGAACAACCGTATATGATGATATTCCTATCGACATTATCCGTGACGAGAATGGTGACAGTCCGAGAATAGAAGATACCGATTTTTAACCACATAACAACAATATTATGGAAGAAAACAGCAATGTTCCGTCAGCAGCCGTCATCAAGGTCGGCGAGATTGGCGATACCGTCATCAAACGCATCCAAGAGTTGTGCGAGGCCGGATTTACCATGCCTGCTGATTACAACTACGTGAATGCAATCAAGATGTCCTACCTCAAGATTGCAGAGGTGAAGGACAAGAACGGAAAGCGTGCCCTTGAGGTATGTACTCCGGCATCCATTCAGACCGCACTCTTTAAGATGGTCACTCGCGGTCTCAATATGGCTCTCGACCAGTGTTATCCTATCGTTCGCGGAGACCAACTGTGCATCGACCCCTCATACTTCGGTCAGGTGCTGTTGGTGAAGCGCATCTATCCGGATTGGGAGCCGTTCCCAGTAGTCATCCACGAAGGCGATGAGTTCGTTTATAAGATTGACGCAGAGTCTGGCCGTAAGGTCCTCATCAAGCATGAACAGAGCCTTGAGAATATAGACAAGGATTTCGTAGGTGCTTATATGTACATTCCGTCCAAGCAGGGACCGAATCTGTACGTGATGACCAAGAAGCAGATTATGACCGCTTGGAGCAAGTCACCTTCGCAGCAGGGCGTGCATAAGCAGTTCACCGAGAAGATGATTTCCAAGACCATCGTCAACTCCGGCTGCCGTATGGTTATCAATTCTACTCCGGAACTGAACGGCGCAGGCGAGCCGGATGATGAGGAACCGCAGAATGAAGTAAGGGATTTGCGTCCTTCTGAGTTCCAAGAGGTTAAAGAAGCTCCGGCTATCGAGGAGAAACCTCAAGTGGCAAAACCGAAGCCAAGACCGGTAGTCAAGAAGGAAGAGCCTGCTGAAGCTCCGGCAGAAGCAGCACCGGCTGCCGAGGCTCCACAACCCGAAGCTCCGGCAGAGGCCGCCGCTCCACAGTCCGGTAACGCACAGCAAGGCAATATCGATTTCTGATAGGTTATGCGCATCAAAGTTGTAGGTTCAAGCTCAGAAGGTAACGGCTACCTCATAGAGTCATCGGGGAAGGTACTCATCCTCGAATTGGGATGTACGTTGTCTGATTATCTTGAGTCATGCAACTATGACGAAGGGATGAAGAAGGTATGCGGCTGCTTGGTTTCTCACAGACATAGTGACCACCTTGCACCGCGTACTGCCTCTTCGTTGCTCCGCATGGGCTATAAGATATTCGGCCCTCCAACTTGCGGACCGGTGGTTCCCGGAATAGAGTGCATCGAACTGAACAAGATAAACCATATCGGACCATTCAAGGTTCAAGCCTTCGAGCTTGAGCACGCGACACGGTGCTTCGGCTATCTCATCGACTGTCCGGATGGTGTACGCATCGTCTTTGCCACCGACTGCCGAGAAATTCCTTTCACGTTCAAGGATGTCAACTTCTATATGGTTGAGACAAACAATGATGAGGATGTCATTGTCGATAACATGATGGAAGGCATGGGCTCTCAGTTTTCAAGATATGATGACCATCTGTCCTTACAGAAGGCCGAGATGTTCCTCCGTAACAGTTTTTCTTCTGCCGCCAACGGCATTCTTCTCATCCATCTGAGTAGCAGCAACAGCGACGAAAAGATGTTTGTCGAAACAATACAGAAGAGTCTCGGCTTTCAGAAGGTGTGGGCTGCGAAGAAGGGACTGACATTAGATATTGACAAGTATGAGTTCTAAGGAGTTTTATATCAGCCACAGCTTTAAGGAAGAGATTGTCGTTCCTTATGCTGCCATACAGAATAACATACAGTTCTTTGAAGCACGCAGTAATCAGAGAGTTATCACGGCTGACGGTGTGAGATGTAAGGTCGTTTATCTTGAGGTAAAGAATATCTGCGAATACGGAGACCTTATCAAATCTCTCTATGCGACCGAACCTTGGGATTTCCTCTGTGCATGGCATAAGTCTAAACCGGATATGATGAGTCTCGACTTCGTCAATATTAGGCTCCGTAGGCTTAACGCTGCCGAAGAGGAGGAAAATAATAATATTGAAAATCAAAACTTAGATGAGCAATATGAAGCATGAACAGATAATTCACGGCTCTATACCTTCGAAGTCAAATCAATACAAGATTATCACCCTCGGTGGTCACGGCAGTCTTGCTAAGACTTCCGCTATGAAGGAGTTCGAGAAGAAATTCTACCTTCAATGTGGAGCCTATCGCAACAAGAACATTCAAGGCTTCTTCGAACTGTATGCAGATGTTTATTTCCAATCCAATCAGCCGGACCTTGATAATTCTCTCAAGGGGTTACTGGATTGCCTTCAGTCTTGCAAGGCTATAAAGAATGACCGCAACTGCGTAAAGATTGTGGCCAACAAATTTATTGACCGCATAGACCCTCGTATAGAGTTTACTCTTGTAGAAGTAAAGGGTATTGAAGAAAAGGATTCCCAAGCACCTTCCTTGTTTCAGTGATTTATGACCGAAGCCATCAGACTCGTAGAATTGGCCGTCAGCGAATTATTTACCGTTGACCTTAGCGACATACGGGGTAGGGAGAGAAAACGGAATACGTCAAATGCAAGGGCCCTCATTTGGTTTGTTTTGCATTATGACTACAATATGTCGAGCAATAAAATCGCAATCGAATACCAAAGGACAAGAAGAGATGTCTGTATGCAGGTCTCCAATATGAAGTTTCTTATAGAGAAAAACGCAACCGAAAAAGAGAACTATCAAAAGGTCCTTCAATACATAAAAGAGAAGGAGCGCGACCGTAGTAACGCCCCTTCCGGAAAAACATCTTGAAGAGAGATAGAGATGTTTTTATTGCATAAAGACCTTCAGCCCCTTTCCTCTTACTGAATCTGAAGTCATCATATCCCTTATATCGTCACGGATGGACTTGACATATCCGGATGTCCTACGCAACTCCTCCAGTATGGGATTGTTCACATTGTTGAGCCATGTGTATATTCTGTCGATATTGGTGTTTATCGTCATCTGATTGGCTCTTACACCGTTCAGATAGGATTCAATCACCTCGGCCTCCTTCTCGGTCACGCCTTGTATTCCCTTCTGAAGCGAAGTCAATCCACTGTTGGCATAGCCTTGGTTGAATCCGAGAGTTTCCATTATCTCGCGCAGACCGGCATCAATCTGCTTGACAGCCTCATCCTTCTTGACCTTAAAAGCTTCGAGGTCAGAATGGTTCACAACTCCGCTCTCGTCGAACATTGAATCGAAGTCCTCGAACAGACGTTCGATATAACGGTTTGCATAACGCAGAGCGGCCTGCTTCTTTATGAGGTTGTCGATAAACTCATCAAACTTGCCGTTGATGGCATCGAGGGTATTCTCGCCGTTCTTATAAGCATCCACCCAAGCACTGACGATATTTGCAGCCTCTGAAGCATAATTGGAGTTGCCGATGCCGCCGAACGCTTCAAGCATCTTGCTCTTGGCTGCATCGAGCTCATCCTCAAGCTCAATCAACTGCTGCTTATACTTGGTGATTGCGCTTTCATCCGGATTCTTACGCTCCTCTTCGGCTGCAAGCTGTGCTTCGATGGCCTCACGTCGCATCTGAATATTCTGCAACATCTGGTCCCCAGTGACCAAAGCTTCTTCAAGCAAAAGGACATTGTCCATCTCCTTTTCGAGACGGCTATAGGCCCAAGCGAGATTATCGATGGCTATCTGCTGTTTCTCGATGATGTCAATCTTGCCTTGGTCAACGAAGTCGTTATAGTCACGCCATATACCGGCTATCGCTTTACCGGCGTTTATCCATGACTGAATATCCGAACCTTCAGAAGCAATAAGCTTAACTACGCTCTGAGCGAGGTTGGCAACATCTTCTGCGGTCTGGCCGATGATACGTGCATAAGCCTCAGCCGAATCATTGGCTGTACCCCAAGTCTCCATTGACAGAAGAGCGAACTCTTCCATGAGGCTGTTAACCTCCTTCATCCATTCGATAGTCTGAACGAGGGTGTTACCCATGTTCTGCATCGCACGCTGTCCTTTGCTCAGTCTGCGAGTATAGATGTCAATCTCGTCATTAGTGTCTTTGAGGGCATCTGCGTGCGTTTCAGTCTCCTTACGCCATTTCTCCCACCAGAAGTAAGCATTCTTGGCCTCGTCAGCCATTCCCTTTTCAGAGAAGTTCTGATATTTCTCCCACCACTTAGCGGCAAGGTCTGCGGCTTCATTGCGTCTTTCTGTGAGGTATGCGGCACGGCGCATCGCATCCTCAAGAGACTGTTCCCATGTCTTTTTGTTCGAGAGATAATTGACAGATTCCTTCAAGTCATCATTCAGATAACGCAGAGGATGACGGTTGTGCATAACCTCATCTATCTTGTCAATCTGCTTGGCTATCTCCTTTATGCTCTGAGTGTCGAGGTCGTTGAGTGAGGTACGCATCTCCTCAAGCTGCTCACGCATAACGGTAAGGCTCCGGATAGACGCTTTATCAAGGTCCTCGAACAACTGTATGTAAAGGTCGCTATCCTTGAACTCCTTCCATGCTTGGTTGTCAAGCTCTTTTCTCGCATTCTCCTTTACCTTCTCACGCATGAGGTACTTCTCGTGGTCTGAGACGTTTTCCATCTTATCGATGGCACGCAGTTCAAGAAGTTCCTTCTTCTTTATGTTGATACGCTCCTCGGTGGCCTCGGTCAACATACCGAGATACTTCTTGAGACGTTCCTTGTCAGCCTTATCCTCCATGTCGGCAATCTTCTCAAGAGTATTCTTATACAGCTTTTCTCCCTCTTCGCCGACGAACCTTCCTTCTCTCATCCATTGCTGTACGAGATTGTTCATCTGAGCCATAGTAGAAGCGGTAACGCCGAATAGCTGTTGTCCCAGTTCTGCCGGAATATCAAGCTTATCCAACTCAAGAGACATCTCGTAACCATCGAACATATCGTTAATGTCGCGCTCCAACTGCTCACGGTCATCTTCAGCTATTTTGACTCCAATCTGAACTGAGGTATCACCTTTGGCCTTGTCAAGTTCACGGACGGCATTCTTGCCTATACGCTTGGCTGTCGTATCGAGTTTGCCAAGCTGTTTCAAAACGCCCTCAAGAGTGGTGAAATCAAAGTTTTTGATATTCCATCCCAACTGAGAAAAAAGGTCGTTAAATTCCGCAAGATAACTATCTTCGACATTCTTCTTGGCAGTAGTATCACTGAAATTCTTACGAAGTTCCATGTATTTGCGATACATATCCTGCAAAAGCTGAATACGCTGCTTGAGCAATGAAAGCTGCTGAGATTGTTTGCTGTCATCGAAATAACCAAATGCCTCACGGAAAGCTCTGACGCTCGCAGCTTGGCTTTCATATTTCTGAGCGAGTTGTTCATTAGTCAAATCCTTATCGAGCCTTTCCTTTGCCTCACGAGCTCGGATTGCAGCCTCAGTCAACTCTTTATAACGGTTCCCAAGTTCCTTGAAGTAATTGTCAGTATCGGTAGATTCATTGATTTTGGGGAATATTGAAGTATCATTCAGTTGGTTCCTCTTAATATAATCAGCCATCTGTTGCTGCAAGAAAGACAATCCAAGGTTAGAAGTCTTTTCCCATTTACCGAAAGCAAAGATGGACAGAAGATACTCTTCGGCTTTCTTGCGCATAGCCGGAGTGATATTGGACTCATCAAACTGCTTATTGAAAAAGTCTATGATAAGGTCTTTCGACTCAGCCTTCTCTTTCAAGTCATCCACATTCAAGAATTTGCCATACAAATCAGCAATATAATTCTCTTGCGCGGTATCAAATAAGGCTTGCTTCAGATTCTCAACAGCAACATCTTCTATCTCTTCAAAATCTTGCCTTGCGACGTTATAATCAACAAGCGACGGAACATTGAGACGGATATATTTCTGTTTGCTGACACTCAACTCATTCCATCTCGCCCACAAATCGTTTATTTTTTGCAGCTTTGTCTTGCCATCATTGGCGAGGAAAGCATCGGTTATGGCTTTATCTATATCCGTATAAGGAGTGAGATTAACTTGCTGAATAATCTCCACCAAATGCTCCCATTCGCCGAGAACAGCCTTTGTCTCGGTCATATAGTTTGTGGAAGCTTCATCGTAAGCCTCCGACAATTTCTTTGTACCAAAGATGGCTCCCCAGAACGTGTTAGCTCCGAGAAGAGGATTCAACTTTCCTTCAAGGCGCAAGCGAGCCTCCAACTCTGCATTGTAATCCCTTGCGGCTTGGATTAGGGCCTGCTCATCATTCAGCCTTCCCCTTATACTGTTAGCATAAGAAGCGTCTGCTTCAGCAAGCTCGCCTAACAGTTTCTTCTGTTTTTCTCTAATGTCGGCAAGTTTCCTTTGCGTCTCTTCATCATCCTTATGTTCTGCGGTCAAAGCCTTCTGCTCTTTTGCCAAGGCTGCAAGTTCCGGCGTATATTGCTTTATAGCTTCTTTTGACCGAGCCATCTTCTTTGCTGATTCCTCAAATTCTTCGTTGTAACGCTTCATTTCGAGGCGATTCTGCGCGATTTTACTAATCAACAGAGAGACGGCAAGGATAGCCAAAGCGATAGGACCTCCGCTTGCGGCAAAGGCTTTCAGTCCTTTCGCGGTTTTTGCGAGAGTTGCATTGAAGCCACCTTCGGCTATAGTAGCCTTAATGACACTCTTCTCAAAGAGACCATTCCTTTGTGCTGCAATGTAGGCATTTGCTGCATAAGCCAAGAAAACGACTGCACCAATCTTCAATGCTCTGGCCAGAGTCTCCCAGTTTTCAACGATAGAACGGATTAAAGCTACACTATTCTTCAGAACGCCCTCATTTCCCTTACCCATTTCGTTGAACATGATGTCAATGGAGTCTCGCAAGTTGGAGATTTGGCCCTTGAGCGTTTCGGCTTGTATCTCCTGCATATTATAGAAGATACCACCCTCTTCAGTGATGCGTTTGAACACCTCTGCCACATCCTCGAAAGCAACCATTCGTTTTGATACACGCTCAAATATCTCACCGGTGGAGATGGCACGGCCTTCAAGCTCAGAGAAATACTGAGCGAGCTCGCCAAGGATATTGATACCGGCTTCCGAGAACTGACGCAATTCTTGGCCTCTGAGGTAGTTTGCGGCCTTCACCTGACCATAAGCAAGAATGAGTCGCTGCATATCGACACCGAGACCGGATGATACGTCTGCGAGCATCTTTGTGGTGTCATACAGTTTCTCTTCCTCAACTCGGTAAGCAGCCAACTGCTTGGTGTAAGTCACCAATTCCTTTACACGGTATGGAGACCTAACAGCCAACTGAGTGATGCGGTCAAAGAGAGCATCTGCTTGGTCCTTATTTTGAAGTATGGCTTGCAATGCTCGGTTCTGAAGCTCGAACTCGGCACGCACGTTTATCATCTGCTTAACGTAGCCGGATATTGCAGCTACACTAAAGACGGCAGCCATCTTGTTTCCAAGCGGACCCAACATCTTGAATAAGCCATTGTGGGCTTTTTCCAATCGGTTTGCAGCACTGGTGGCATTATCTATATTGACCTTGTGCTGAAGGATTCTCTTGTTGAGCTCGGCAACCTTCTTATCATAATTCTTATCGGATTTACTGAGGTTGTCGCGAGCTATAGTAAGATTCTGTATAGCTTGACGCTCTTTGTTGATGCTGTCCGCTCTTTTCGAAAAAGACAAGGCTCCGGAATAGGAAGTATTCCTTTCCTTCTCGGCTTGAGCAATAATACGAGCGGTTTCCTTAGCCTCTTTCTCTCGCTCCTTGGCCTCTTTTTGAGCAATACGCTCACGCTTCTGAGCTTCACGCTCGGCCACTTCTGAAGCCTTCTTGTCGGCCTTTTCTCTCTCAGCTAATATAGTCTCTTCCGACTTGACAGCTTGCTTCTCACGCTGCTTGAGCAATTCCAGTCTGCGCTTGAGGAAATTCTCGTTCTCAGCACCCTCCTGACCGGAGCCGAGATTCAGCTTCGGGTCACTGAGAAGGGCACGTATCTCCTTGATTTCCTCCTTAGTCTTGCCGAGGTTCATGGTCTCAAGACCGGCCTTCGGGTCGAAGTTCGTCTCTTGCTTCAGTTTGGCAAAGCGGTCCACAAGCTCACCTACGTCATCAGAGGTTTTCTTGGTGGTGTCTCCGGTTTTCTTGATGGCTTCCTCAAGTTTCTTGAAGATAAGGTCTGCGGTCTTGAGTTCCACAAACTCCGTCTTGGCTTGTTTCAATGAGTCACGGAACGGATTGACTCCGTTCTTTATCATGTCATTGAAAGCCTTTATGACCTTATCACGAGTCTGCTCGGCTGTAATGCCAAGATTCTCGATATTCTTGTCAGCGTTCTCGATACGCTTCAACTCTTCTTTAGTGATAACCAACTTAAAACCTTCGCCTGCCATAATTCAGTAAGTTTTATTCGTTATGTTCAAATACCGGTAATCCCAAGTCGTTTCTTATCTGTCCGTCTCCTCCGAAAAGGTCGCGGCTTTTCATCATCTCTGCCTCCTCCTCACTAAGATATATCGTATGTGTATGGTCACTCAACGCAAGCTTAATCTGCGGTATGGACCAGTGCCACATGTAATCTTCTCTCGTCACTGAAGGATATGCCTTCAGAAAATCCATCATCTGACCCCATTCCGTACGAGCGATGATGTATTTTGTTCGTCCATCGTCTTTTTCCTTGCCAATGCCATGTCCCGGAATATCTGGACCGCATTGGTACTCGCAAAAAAAAAGCTGACATCGAGAAGGTTGAGAACGTCATAGATGAGCGTAGTCCATTCCGACTGATTGCTTTCCCATAACAGCTTCTCGTAAACGATGTCATACTCATTCTTTATGCGCTCCTTATCATTGAGGAGTGCCAAAGTAACTATGCGCACCAAGGAAGGAATATTTGCGGCCATGCCTTCAAGCACGTCTCCGAAAGTGGCCTTCTCCTTGTTATGAATCTTGCAAGCCTCCTCAGCTATCTTCCACTGTACTGCCGGACGCAGAGCCTTAATCTCCCATTCCGTACCGGCGAGCTTCGCAAGACTCGGACTGTCGTTCATTATCTGTGCGAGTCTGTCCATCGATTCGTCAGAGACCGGAGGCAGTATCTTCTCCTCCAACTCCCTACGTCTGCCGTCGGACAACTCGACCGTCTGAACGTTGTTTAATTTGTAACCCATCTCTCTTCTCTTCTATTTGTTTTTCCTTTTTTAAACCAAAAGGAGGGCAGAGAAACTGCCTCCACCCTCCTTCTTTGATAGACCTCTCGCTATTACTGAATAGTGAAGGACTGAGTAGCACCAACGTACTCGTGACCGTCCTGCTCCACATACGCGAAGAATGTGTAGTTTCCGGCAGCGAGAGTGGTAACATCCTTTGTGAAGTCTGTACCACTGGTGGGTGCTGCATCCAGAGCAACGGTTGTAACCGCACCACTACCCTTTCTGTACTTGAAGCCGTACTTACCGGCATCGAGAGAACCGGAGAATACTACGTTACCCTTGAGGGTTGCGGTTGTAGAAGCTACAACAGCAGCCTTAGTAACGACTACCGGAGCGGCAGGGCTACCTACAGAATAGTCAACGTCAGAAGGAACAAAGCAGAAGGATGTCTCCACTGTCTTGGTTGTTCCGTTCTTGGTTCCGGCGATGGTAGCAGCATAAGCTGTACCGGCGAGATTACCCTCACCTGAACCGGTCTTGAGGGTTGCGATGACAGCCTTTGAGTTCATCTTCACCTTCGGCAGTACGACTTCGGGAATACCCTCACCGAATGTCAGTATGATAGCCATGTGGAGGTCCTTGTAAGAGGTCGGCATTGAAACAATACCGGTAGTCTCTTCCTCGTTCCATCCGAAGATGTGCTTCATAACTGCATTCTGGAAGTCGATGCAGGTGGCGGCAAACTGAACCTTACCGAGAACCACGTTCTCGAACAGAGGCTCATCCTTGAACTCACTGTCCTTGCTGTTGACGGTGTTGTCATCCGGAGTGATGGAGACGGTATCGCCAACGATGTTCACGAGGTCGTACACATCAGAACCGATGGTGTCCTCGTTGATGTAAGGGATGCAGTACATGTGCTTCGCGTTTGAGAACACGATGCGGCCTGAATCCAATACTTGTGCATTGCTGTGATTCATAATTATGAATGTATTAAGTTATACAATAGTTATATTCACTTTCACTATGTTGACATGCCACTTGCAGCGATTGTCCATGTCGGTCCAGAGAGTGTCGCGACTGAGACGGTATGTGCCGCCGCCGGTGGATTTTATCGCAGTGTTGAGCGCGGTTTCCATCGCACTCATTACCTTGACATTCTTTGTACCGTCAACGCGAGGCTTGGCGTAGAGGTTGATGAGAACATATCCGTTACCGAGAGCATCATTATCACGTATCGAAGCACAGTCGAAAACAACGAAATCGGTCCAGTCTTTATCAATCGCGGATGGAATGTCATCCGGAAAGACCTGATTCGAAACCGTTCCTCTCAAGAGGGAATCCAAAAAGGTTTCAATTTTCGATATGTTAATGTTATTCGGCTCCATAGCCTTCTCTCTTTGCTTTTATGTAAACATCATCTCTTACCCTCACTACTCTCGTCTTGACTCCCCTTATTCCGAGGTCCTTCTTCAATCTGTCAAGCTCATCCTTCGCCAAGGCCACCACTCTGTATTTGTGCTTTATATTCGGAGCCTCATCCGGATTCTCCAAGAAAGAGGCGTAGAACATTGCTGCGACTACTACGAGCTCAACGTGGTCATTGCGTGTCCGCTTGGCATAATTGTCAAAGTACTCGTCTATTGCTTGACGGCCAGTCTGGCTTCTACCTATACCGGTATCTTTCTTCGGTGCGATGGAATACTCGCCGTAAGCATAACGCCTACATCCGGGCTGTTCCACCCCTCCTACGAATACAGACGAGCCGTAGCTGTCGTGAAGGTTGTAGAAGCGGTTCTGAAAGGTGTGAGCATCGTACGCGGCTCTTGCAATCCTCTCACCCTCGTCAGCAAGATACTGACAGAGGGAATCGAGGAAATCTTTGCCAACCGGTGTCTCATTGCTCTCAAGCATCTACTACTTGTATATACGCTGTGCAGCCTTCCAACTGAGAGGGGAAAACTCCCATGACCTTTCCACTGACGTTAACGCCATTGAAATCAGCATTGAACTCATCTCCTCTCTGTATCGTGACACTTTCTGACTTGGGGACCGGAAAGAAAACCGCGTAATCGGCAGTGGCGAAGATGCCGGTCCTCATGTGTGATGATTCCATGATGTCACAAGCGGTTGTGAGTATCACGGTAGGCTCGTCATCCCTCTCATCGAGAGGTTTTGAGGTGTCTGCCACCAAACGAGAGAATGTACCGGTATATGGGTACTCCTTCGGTTCGTTTCGGTCGATATAAGCCATAATCAGATGTCAAGGAACTGCACCGTTCCACCTTCACCCAACTGCTCAAGCATCGGGTCTTCGTACGTACGGTATATGTTCATCAAATAGTTATAGATTCTGTCCTTGTTGTACAGAGTCTGAGAGCCGACTGAACGGCTGTAATTGCCATGCTTGCTCTGATAGCTCGCCCAGATGTCCGGAGACAGATAGGCTGCAAGAAGCAAGTCGGCGGTACAGAGGTCCTTTGTCCGGCGGTCAATATTCTCTATAGTTTGTTCCTCCCCGGCTATACCTCTGTCCAAGGCGACGCGGTCAAGCACCGCCTTGTCAAAGGTAAACTGGGTCAGACCGGACAGATAATCTATAACGATTTGAGATGCCATATATTAGTCTGCGGTAGTTGTGTCAACAATTACGTGATACGGGAACTCGGTCAGAGTAGGAACAGCCGACATGATAAGGTCGGTGTGCCACTCCTTGAGGTTGCCGTTGTTCAGAGTTGTAGCGATAACCCATGCCATACCCTGCATGATGGAGGCGAAATTCTTCTGAACGATGTTTGAGCCATACTTCTCGTGAAGCTTAATCTCAAGCTGGTCGGTGTACTGAATTTCACCGGCATAACCGGCAGGACGGAGCACTGCGATATTCTGCTCCCAACCGTTGACCATGATGTCGCTCTCCTGAGTCAGATTGCGCTCCTTCTCCTTTACCAACTCGATAGGTGAGATGGTATCGTTCTTGGCGAGGAAGGCAAGGACTGTGTTATCGTCATATACGAAGTTGGCGGTGATGGGGTCGTTGTTAATCTTCACGCTGTCAACAATCCACTGACGAACCTGCGCATTGGTCTTGAAATAGCTGCGGAACATCTGAACGGGAATCTGCCACTTCATAGCTCCCTCGTAACCGGTAGCGGCACGGAAGTCATCCTCAATCTTAGCCATCTGGTCGATGAGCTTGCAGTTTGCGGTATCGGTCCATACGACAGCACCGGCCTTCTTGAAGTTAGCTTCAGGAATTGGAACCTTGTGCAGAGGCAGATGAGCACCACGACCGGCATTGTAGAAGATGCTGCCCTTGGTCATCAACTGCGCACCCATGAAGGTCAGAGTTGCGTTAGCAGAGTCGTAACGCTCCTGCAACTTCTGAGTCCACTGAAGAAGAATGTCCCTATCGTTGCCGAACTCCTCGAACATCTGTTCCTTGTGATAACGCTCGGTGGCCTTCTCAACGATACCCGGAGCAATGAAGTCCGGAATAGTTGCGCTGTAGAAGCCCAGTCCCTCGTTATCGAGAGGCATAGAATCGCCCAGAGGAGCGCGGAGGTCCATCATAGGAGCAACCTCCAGTTTACGTGCCTTAACTGTGAAGGTGGCTGTACCGTCATCGGCAGTCGGAGTAATCTGGTCTGCCTTACGGAACTGAGAAGTCCACCATCCGTGATTCACCTCCAATAAAGCACCTTTATCAAGGTAGGTCTGGAGGAAACGAACGTCAGCGTCTGAGAACAGACGTGCGTATCTGTTGGAGTTAAAATCAAACTTTCCCATAGTACTTATTCCTTTTAGTTAAATTTTACTCAGAAGGAACAACAAGGCTGTTTTCACCGAGGGTTACGGTGCGAGTATCAGTGTTGATGCTTGCATCCGTGATACCATAACCGGCGAGGGTTGTGGCCTTCTCAGCGAACTTAGCGTCTGCGGCACTCTTGGTGTAGAAGTTGGTCAGAGCAACGCTGTCATCACCGTTGGTGGCAAGAGCGTTCATTACGAACCAACCGGTAACACGGCTTCCGTTCAGCTTCTTCACGCAGTCAGGGAGAGGTGACATCTTTGACAGATAGCAAACACCCTCGATGATAGGTGAGAACAGATACTTGGCCTTCTCAAAGTCGGAATCTCCGCTCTGTGATGTTGCAGCAGGGTCGAAGATGCAGTCGAGGTCCCAAGGCAGAAGCATATTGGGGTTGGTCACGAGCATAGCCTTGCCGTTACCGGCCTCAACAGCCTCGACGAGAATAGCACCCTTGGACATTGCGCCGAGGGCAGCAGAGATAGTCAGCTCCCAAACCGGAACATTGGCGGTTGTGCCAACGGTGGTTGTGGTGGCATTGACTGCGGTCACTGTGACGGCCTTGCCGGTTCCGGACAGAGTGTCGGGAGCAACCATAAGAACGTCACCAACAAAAGGTATGTGGCGATAACCGTCACGAAGGATGTAAACGGTTGTGGCGGCTGCAAGCACGTCTGCCGCTACCTCATAGGTCTTGAGAATGTAGCCAGTGCCGTCCATGCGGTACTCGACCAAATCTCCGGCGAAGAACTTTGCATTACCCTTGAAGGGGTTCATCAGACGGCAACCGAAGGTGGGAGAAACGAGCTCGTTCTTACCACCGCCCTGCAACTTGACGAACACCTGACGATGTCCACCAATCTCGCCTGACTGCTGCAACAGTACTCGACCGTTGAAGATACCTTTTCTGAAATTCTGAATATCAGACATAGCAGTTTGTTTTAGTGTTGTTAATAGTGTTGAAAAACTCGCTTATACGGCTACGAAGAGGTTATTGACCTTCTGTCAGACCCAGTTCTTGCTTCCTTGCGTCGCGAATATCGGCGAACTCGTCATCACCTTCGTGATTCTTGCTCGGCGTTTTCGGAGTCTTGGGCGTGTACGTGGAGTGAGTCTTGTTGTAGAGCTCTTGCAAGCTTGTGGCCTTAGCATCTACATCAGTATTCTCATCCAGTGAAATCTCGTTAAGGACGGCCTCACCCCATTCCTTCTTGATTCCCTTCTCGACAAGTTTGTCCATGAGGTCTTTCTTCTTCTGAGAAATAGCCGCAGTTTTTGCAGCGTTAGCCTCTTTCTCTTCAAGAGCCTTGATGCGGTCAAGCGCATTTTTGAGCTCTTCACTTTCGGTCTTGGGAGCCGGAGGTGTGGGAGGTGTTGGTTCCGGATGCTTCTGCTTCCAATCTTCCACGAAGGCCGACTGGTCGTGTTCTGCGTTTCCGTTCATCGTCTCGAAAGTGGGTTTCACCTTCTCGATGAAGTCATCCAACTCGGTTTCATCACTCGCAATCAACGGCATTAGGGTGTCTAACTGCTTGTTGATTGACTGCTCTGACATGCGTAAGGGTTTCTTACCGCCGTTAGTCAGAAAGGCTTTGAGGTTTTCAAATGCCTGCTCTTTCGTAAACTTCATATACAAAAAATTTTAAGAACGTTTGCCGCAAAAATATATTGACTTAAATATAGTCCTAATAAATCCATTATAAATGTATTTCACTGTGAAGTACATTTTTTCTCTATATATAATTATTAAGTAATTAACGTCTCTATTTTTGCGCAAAAGCTTCCGCAGAAATGGCAACCGCAAAACGTATAATCAGAGCACAAGCCGGATTCCAAGAGAAATTCGTGAGGTCCAACGTGGACTTTGCTGTTGGCGGCGGCTGTCTCGGAGGTGGCAAGACCTTTGCGGCTGTATTGAGTATTGCAGAAGCTACGGATGACAGAAATTTCAGAGGATTGTTCTTGCGTAATAACCTTGGTGACACAAAGGCTGCCGGTGGTATCATTGATACTTTCAAGGATATTTACGGAGAAGGTTGTACCGTCGTTGAGAGCGGCGAGCCTCATGTCGATTTCCCTTCCGGCGCAAAAATAGATGTAACACACGTATCTGAGCAAGCAAGAGACAAAATCCTTCAGCGTTTTAAGGGCCGTCAGTACGACTTCATTTACTTCGATGAAGGAACCGGATTCACTTGGGAATGCTTCTCTGCCATATACACCCGAAATCGTGGTCGAGCTAAATGGACCGGTAAGGTTCGTATGACCACAAACCCAGACCGCAATCACTGGTTGCGCAAATGGCTCGATTGGTATATCGGTCCGGATGGTTTTATCATACCGGAAAGAGACGGAGTAGTAAGATACTTCTTCATTAACGGAGAAAGGGTAGATGATGTTATATGGGGAGATTCCAAAGAAGAGGTTTACTATAAGGCTCGTGTAGCAATAGATAGAATATTATATCGCCTCAACGGAGATAGTGGTACTGCTACATACAAAGACGTTGTTAAATCCTTCTGCTTCTATCTCGGTCGTATGAGCGAGAATAAGGCCATGCTTCAGAACAATGACGGATATGTCGGTTCTGTCGCTGTCATGGGAGGACGCAACGCGCAGCAGTTGCTCGAAGGTAACTGGAACGTATCTCCGGAGGATGAGCTTGACGCTCCTATCACAATGGACCTTGCAGATGCCGTATTCCTCGCAGACCCCCAAGTGAATGGTGACAAATGGATAACTTGTGACCTTGCTGATACCGGAACCGATAACTATATCGCTATGTTCTGGAACGGATTCAATCTTGAGGATATTGACATACTGACACAATCGACTCCGAGGATGAACGCAGAGCATCTTGCTACGTTCGCCGCAGCGCATGGTGTTCCGGATTCGCATATCATATATGATGCCGTGCGAGGACGCTATATCAACGACTATATTCCGGATGCCATACCCTTCATCTCGGGCCATGCGACAGTAGGTTTATATGCCCGAACCGCGAACAAGCTCAAAGATGAATGCTATATGCGCCTCGTGAATGCAATCAAGAGACGCAATTTTTCTATAAGCGAGGATGTGGCCAACAGACTCTATGAGCATCAGAACTTCAAGACTCCTATCACCATAAGACAAGAGTTCAGTGAAGAATGTCTCGTGGTCCGTTTCCGAGACATGCCATCCGGACGTAAGGCCCTCTTCTCAAAAAAGGAGATGAACGCGATGCTTGGTCGCAACCGTTCGATGGACCTCTTGGACCCTTGCGCAATGCGCATGTATCCAGTTCTCAAATATCCGTACGGTGAGGAACTTGACTGCACCGTGAATGAGGATGAGGCCGCTTACGCTTACGGCGATGGTAGCAACAGTATATATGACGAAACTCTTTGGCAATGATAAAAGACGAACAGATAGTAAATCTCATCAGTGATTGCAGAGGTAGCGGTCACGAAGTCGGACTGAGGGATATTTCCTTCACTCTGCTTTCTATGATGTATGATAATACTGAGCTTGCATACAAATCTGTATTCGGCTCATCAGATGGTTTTGAGGCATACCTCAAAGACAGCAAGGTCGCTTTCCTCAAGTCTTACATTAAGGAAAATGTGGTTAACGCTATACTTTTCGGTGGTAAGGACGAACAAGGAAACACCATTTCGGATTTGTCATTTGAGGAGAATAAAACCGAGATGATAAAACTTATCAAGGAAACTCAAGACCAACTGAGAGACAATAAGATTGAAGCTAAGGATGCACTGAAGATTCAAGCTGACCTCCGCATCAAGCTAAACGACAAGTTCAAGGTCGCTGCTGACGTGAGAGACAGCGTTGTTGTGGTGGAACAGAAATACAACTCTATATGCGAGTACTGCGGTCACGAGATTGCCGTACTGACAGAGGAAGAATTGATGAAGAAATATAATCTTGTTCATAAGCAATAATTATGGGAGAGACTACAAGCACAAGACAGCAGATTGTGGATTCTCTGATACACAATCCGGATAATCTGCTTCTCAAAAAGCCTTTTACGAGAGGCGCGGAAATCAAAAAGTTGACATCTGACGGTCAGAAGTATGTCGAGGTGGGCGAGATGGTTACGGCTCATACCCCTCAGATTAAACGTAGGATAATACAGCAAGAGGAGTTTGCGATGGAGCTCGACCCTGCTTGTCACAAGATTCTCTTCGATGAGAACGTTCCTTCTATCACTATGAAGCTGAAGGACGGCTCCTTCATGGATATACAGTATAACCGTCAGGCTATACCTTTCCAGAAGAAGATAGCTCAGAAGCAGACCTTGCACCTTGCCGCTCTGCCTCTTCAGCATACTCTTGAGGGTACAAACCCCTCAGAACAAGAACAGAAGGATTATATTCTCTTCAAGGAGTATTGGAAGAGACGTAACCAAGAGGGTATGAAATACAAGATGGTATATGCTCAGAAAACGCAGGGCGATGCCGGACTTCTGTATTACTTCGACCTCGATGGTTGTATTAAGTCGCGTCTGCTTACCTTCGATGACGGCTATGTCCTCTGTCCCCATAATGATGATAACGGAGACCGCGTTCTTGAAAGCGTCTATTATTCAGTTGACGGTGTTGAGTACATAGACAGCTATGACAATAAATATATGTACCGTTGCGTCAGAGACGGCGAAAAGCTCGATAAGGACGGTAATACCACATGGGTGTTCGAGAATCCGGTAGAACATGGTTTCAAAGAGATTCCTCTCATCTCCAAGCGCGGTACAGTAGCATGGAACGAGGTTCAGAGCGACATCGAGAGCTATGAGGTTCTGTACAACATCTTCAACGTCATTCAGAAGCGTTGGGGATGGGGAATCCTTTATGTTCGCGGCCATTTCAAGGATGATGCAAAGAAGATAGCCGGTTCAATCGTGCTCAATGACACCTCACTCGATGACAAGGGAGATGCCAAGTTCCTCACACCTCCGTCTCCGGAAGGAACGATGGACACTCTCAAAAATATCAAACGTTCGATACAAGAGGGCTCCAGTACGACTTTCATCATGCCGGATGATATTCGTCTGTCCGGAGATATTAGCGGCATAGCTATCATGCTCACTCTCTCGATGGATATAGAGTGCGCCACAAGCGGAGCTATCGAATGGCAGAACGTGTTTGACAAGATGACTCGTCTGTTCAAATACGGCCTTTCAAAAGAGCTCGTACAGAAGAATATTGACAGCACCGCTATATCTCGTTTCGAGAAGATGCAGATAAACGCTTCTCAGCCGGTATGGAAGCCGATGAGCGCAACCGAGTACAATAACATGCTCATAGCTCTGAAGCAAGCCGGATTACTTTCTCAGGAGTCCGGTATAGAACTCAACACAGAGTCTAAGCCGAATGAGAAGGCCCGTGTAGCTCACGAGACCGAGATTGCCGAAGAGAAGGCAAGACAGAAAGGAACAGCAGTTGAACAGCCTAAGGGCAACCAAGCCAAGGCATAAAACAATTCTTAGACGTTATGGATAGAATCCTTACGTTAAAAACCGTAGTAAACGGTCAAGAGGTCAACTTCCCCATCGGCGCATCCGATGATGAAGCCAAGATATTCGAGTTCACTTTTGACAGCACACGAATGGGTGCGGCTCCGGAAATCAAAGCGGAGTTTATGTGGCCCTCGTGTCTCGATAATGATTGGACCGATGACGTATTCGTCAACTTCTGTGGCGAGAAGTATTCCCTTTACCGCAGACCCACATCCGAGAAAGACAATAACGATGTACGTTGGAAGCATAGCATAACCTTCCGCAATGACCGCGTCATTCTGTCCGGTATATACACCTATGATGCTGTAGCCGGAGATAACAGCCCTGCATCCGGCAACACAAAGATTTATTTCGCCGGTAATCTGAATGGTTACGTAGCCAAGCTTAATGCCTCTCTCACCATATCTGGCCTTCAGAATCGTTTTATCGTCATGGTTGATGATGGTATCACTTCCGAGGATAAAAGCATTTCTTTCGAGGACAAGTATTTTACCGAGGCACTGACCGAAGGAGTGGAAGCTTTCGGTGTACCTTATTATATGTGCGCAGGCACGGGAGCCAATATCAATAAGATTGAGATACACTTCGGCCATTACAAAATCGGTTCAATTATAGGAACGGCTCAGAGCCCCTTGACTTATCGTACAGCCGGTCTGACGATGACCAAGAGGGAGCATTCCGGTAATGATGTCATCAACCGTGCCACCGGTTACGGAAGCGGCGATAACCTTCCTTGGTATTATCCTAACGCAAGTGCATCCGGCAACCATACTCTCGGTGGAGACCTTTATGTAGCAGGACGTACAGCCGTCAATTATGATGCGCTTTCTGAAGCCCTTCCGGACTTTGCTCATTCCAACGAGACCCTTCGTTGGTATCGTGGCTATCCTTACAAGTGTAAACCGGCTTTCAGCGAGGTCTTTTACAGAGGTTCGTTCTATAAGAGAGGAGAGGCACAACAGAATATATTCTATGAGCATCTGATTGGAGCCAGTGCTTCTTATGCGAACAATAATGGTTCTATCGTCAATAAGGACTTCAGAGCTCGTGACATAGATTATTGCATCATAAATTCCGGCTCGTCGGTTCTATGGGGAGGTACTGTTAACGCTTCCGGTGTGGCCACCTTCTCATTGGAGGCCAAGAACTATTGCTCCATCTTCGTGAACAGTCATGCTCTTGATACTGACGGAGGCTATGCAACACAAGATTACTGGGGTTATGTACGCTTTGCCAACGTAGCCTTCCAAGCTACAGCGAATATGACCTTTGGAGGTCTCTTCCTCAATGCAAAAGACTATCTTATCTCCGATGGAAACAGTTGGTATGTTCTCGCATATCAGGATGTGGTATGGCAAAATGAAGGCTTAGGTTGGTATAAGCCGACTTATTATCAGCTTCTCGATACCGCCTATCACGATATGTATGAGACTACCGGTTTCTTCTTCTACCTCGAAGCCGGACAGACCATCAACATGGAGCCGTCATTGCTCTGTAAGATAAATACTCAGACCATCAGTCCGGATGCCAATGTTGGTTATTCACGTGTTGTGGCCATACCCGATATAGCCGGTAATGAGGCCGCAATCTTGGCAGGAGGTGCAAGTTATCTTACCAACCGAGGTTATAACGATGCTCCCGGATTTGACTCGGATTTGTTTTATAAGGCCAATAACAGCAAACTCATAAAGTCCCTCACAGATTTGTCCGGTGCAGCCGCCGGTACTGAGATGACTCCGGTAAGCGGTAGGTACTCATTTACGGCTCCTTCGACCGGTCTCTATCTCTTTGAGTTCAGAAGAAGATACGACATATCTTCTGCGATGAACACCTATCCGGCTTCATTCGCACTCAATCTGAACCGTGACATATACTTTGATGTCGATGAGCCTCATTATCGCAGAGATGGTGAAAGCAACGACTTCTTCTATGAGAGTCACGGATGGGTAACTGTCAGTCCGACCGTAACGAAGTTTGACGGAGCTACACTGACCATCAGTGCTACTTCATGGGAGGATTGGATGACTCCGCAGCCGAACCTCATGCCAAGCATCTATCGTAACAGTAGGGCTCTGCGTCGTTTCTACGATGCGAAGAATTATCCTTTCACTCCTCCTACTGGTTATGTCTTAGATACGGAGGCCGGAGAATATATTGACTCTCAAGACGGCAAGGTACACAATGAGCTCTACGAAGATGGTAGCGGCGTGCCCTATCTCTTCGGATTCCTTTATGACAAGGACCATCCGAACAAGACCGTAGAGCATATCAGTCGCTATGACGAGATAAAGGCTTCAATCAAGGGTATGACGAGCGATGCTTATAATCCTCCCATACCTATTGACAAGTTCCTTGCCATCTTATATGATGAGAAGGACAGCAACCGCTTCAAGGATGCCTCAGAAGGTAACAGCACAGAGATGGAGCATCCGTATTTCTACGTCAAGCTGCCTAAGATGCCGTTCAATCTCTTTGACAGCATAGGTACGGATGCGGCAACAGTCTCGATGACCTCCGGATTATGTGCAAGCTGTAAGTTCCAGATTGCCGTTCAAGAGAACACCAATAAGAACGACCTTCAGGTTGATGAAAACGGAGATTTGATATTCGAGAACGGTGTAGCCAAGCATGGCACTCCTCAGAACAGACAGAACAATACCATTGATTACGAATGTTGGATTTGTCTGAAGAAGGATATAGAGACCTATGGCTCCTCCAATCCTATGCCTTATGCTCCTCGTGATACTGAGCATGAGACAGATGCGATGCGTCCATCTACCAACGACACCTTCGTATATACCGGTATTTGGATGCCGTTCGAGTATATACTGCAAGCTGAAAAACGGCTGTCAAAGCAGATAGTATCAGACATCTATGATAACAACTTCCATAAGTTCAACATAGGTGTTGATTTCTCACGTATCTATCTGCGCGAGAACGAGAATAATGTACTCGCTAAACTCTGCGACAGCGCGAAGATTTGGGTTCAGCATAGCAGTGATGAGGCCGCAGTAGAGCTTTATGTCTCTACTTTCAGATATTCGATGACCAAGGATGCTCTGCCGGAGATTACCGTAGAGCTTGCGGAATCACTCATTCCCAACCAGTCATCCATACAGATTCTTGAGAACCGTGTCACACAGAACGTGCTGAACATGACGGAGGATAACGACAAGCCTATTACTCAAGCTCAGTTGTCATCTTCTCCGGAGGAGCCGGTTGCTCTCATCACAAGCAAGGCAAAATCCGCTTTGCAGCGTGCAGAGATTCAGCAGAACCTCGGTATCAATCCGAAAGGTAGCCATCTCAAGCCTATCTATATCGACGAGAACCGTAATTTCCAAGTCATAGACGGCCTCGAAGTCTCAGAGGACATCCATACCGAGAAGATGGTCAAGGCAGACCAAGGTATGCAGTTCGGAGAAAAGTTCGAGAGCGGTCTGTTCGGTAGCGGCGGCAAGGTCGATGGTAACGGCCATGCCGAGATGCGTTCGATGAAGCTGTGGGAATGGCTTGAAGTACCGGAGTTCCGTTACAATCGCGTCAGCATCTATACCGGTATTCGTTGGGACACTTTCGGAGGTGGTATCATTGAGACCATCACACCGGACACCACCGGACTTGAGACCGGAACCGGTAAGCTGAAGCTCGAAGCCGGAGAAGTAGGTGCAATCGCAGTGGGAGACCTCTGCATGGGTATATGGCACGACACCTTCGGTAACGAAAGTGTTACCTCAGATGACCATAAGGGAAACTTTACATTCGCCGGATTCCGTACCGTTTATTTTCAGATTACTGCGGTATCGGGTTCCAATAATGAGAATTTTTCTTACATACTGCGTTCTGCCGTTCAAGGTGGTAATGGTGTGCATCCGTTTGCCGGAATGCACTTCGCCGGAAGAGGTAATATCAGCAACACGGCAAGACAAGCTTTCCTTTATACCACAACGGAGTATTCGCTCGCTCTTGCTCAAGTCAGCACATGGGAGTTCGGTTCACTCAATATCATTCAGATACAAGGTAAGCTCGACGGATTTGCCATGTACGCTCGCAACAAGCAAGGGCAGATTTATCTCAAGCAATTCTCCGGCTATGGCCAAGTATTCGGAAACGCTTATATATTCGGTTCCCTTGACCAGTTCGAGCGTGTGGGCTATCGTGCCACCGTTGACCAGTCGAAAGGTGGCTCCCTCGCTCCGGGCGAGAGTGAGTTGGTGACTGTGACCGTATGGAACGGCTATGGTGAGAATGTAACTGACCAATTCACGCATTACTCCGTCACACGTGACACCGGAGACCAAGCGTCAGATGCAGCATGGAACGCTTTGCACACCTCAGTGAGCAATCCCTTCTCCATCAGCTTCAATGACCTCGGTATAGATGGCATTCACAAGCTCTTGGCGGTATTCAATGTATTGGCTTCAGATACAGAGAACGGCCTCGATGCCGATATTGCACAAGTTGATTATTTTTCATAACGAGATATGAACGAGAACAGATTTATTTCACAGCGCACTCACACGAGGGTCAAGTTTCAACCCCTCACTACTTCATGTGAGTTGTCATGTCTGACTCCGGCTTCTCCGGCAGCACAGACGGTAGATACAACCAGTGGCTCACCATCCTACGAGCCTAACCGTGCCTTGACACCTACGGCCATCTATCCGTTCGTGAGAGCGATGGACCCCGATAATGTGTTCCATCACGGACCGGCCAATCAGTATCTGGCTACGATTCAGTGGTATGTAAACAACGTGCCTATCGAAGAAGTATGGACCGTTGATACGGATTACACCATCGACACTTCCGACAGCGATGTTCGCGGCACATTGTATGTCAAGAAGAATCTCGCAGCCGGAAACGATGTGGTGTTGACGTTCAGAGGCACATACCTCGACTGGCGTACCGGCATAGTCTATAACGCAGAAAGCAGCAATGAGATTGCTTTGACCACTACTGAAAAGACGGATGACCATTATGGTTGTTCAGTGGATAAGGCCCTCATTACCTATGACCCTCTGTATGATGACTTGCTGAGATACGATTATATGGTTGGTCGTGACATTCCGGTTTCCGGCACAAGGGATTCCCACAAGGATGGTCACAGCTTCGAACAGACTGTCAAGGTACTTCTCACTACCGGTTTGACGGAGATTACCACTCTGCCGCAAGACATAACGATGCGTGTCGTTAATCTCGGAAGCAACACTCCTCTCGTTCCCAACTCGGCTGCTTCTCCGGAACTTATGCAGGCCAGTTATCCGAATATCAAATTCGATATGCGAATGATTGACAAGAAGGACTATGAAGTGCAGTTTGTCAAGGATAATGTCATCATAGCAAGAGAGAGCATCGGCCTCTGCACCAAAGTCACTATGCCACATGACGGCAAGGGACTTCGCGCTGCTGATATAGCAGTATCTCAAGAGGTGTACGAGAACGCTGTGCTGCTTAACCTCAAAGACCGCACGGTTGATTATCCGGAGCTCTATTACCTTATCGTATGGTACACGCAGGCCAAGGTCAATCAGAGCGGTTCATGGGTTCCGGCTGAGGCTAAGATGTGGCAGAGAGGTGAACATCTCGCAGTGGCAGTCAGAGACCTTGGTATAGGACTCACCAAGAATGACTCCTATTTCGACTATTGGTTTGAGGTGGACCCCCACAAGACTTGTGAGCTTATCCTCGATGACAGCAATCAGCCGATTATGGATGATGACGGTACTTTTTTAATAGGTTAACGATATGAAATACGCTATTATTGATGTTAGCAAAGGGGAACGTCTCGGATTTGAACCCCATCTGCATCGTCTCTGTTCCAATGGTACAAAGATGGTCATAAACGAGAGTGAACTGTTGCAAGTAAACGAAGATGTTGATGTCGCTGCAAGTATGCTCGGTACAACGGCTCTTACTGAACTTGAGATTACGAACAAACTTAATAGAATGATGAAATGAGTACAACTGGTGCGGCTTTCTCCGTCCGCTTTGTCAGAAACGGAGACCAGATTGTCGTTACACGCGACGTAGTTAATTCAGCCGGTCAGGGTTGTGCCTTGTTCCAAGTGGTAGATAAGACTTCCGGAACACCGATTCCCGACTGGACAGTTGCAGCCAATCAGCCCATCATCAGACTTGGCGTAAGGTCGAGTGCCGGTTATCCGGCAGAGATTACGGGCGTGGTATGGAGATACAACGGAACCACACTTCTGTTCCCCACTCTCACGCACACGTTCCAGACCTCTACCAACAATGACAGCTTCCAAGCGCGTATCAACACTATCGACGGCAAGGACTATTACGAGCTCAAGATTGTCAAGAACCTCGCTTCGGCCTCTTCCATTGCCAACAAGCAGATTGACTATACTGTATCATACACAAGCAATCAGATGAGTGATAGCTGTTCCGGCAGCGTGGATGTCATCATACAAGCCGGAGGTAGCAACTCTCACGCCATGCAGATTACCGCAGACCGCGTTGAGATAGATGCCACACATTCGTCTGCAACACTCTCTATCGTCGCTTACTATGGAGCCGATGCCATCACCATCGGACAGAACGGCTACACCGTCAAGTGGTACAATAACGGAACGGAGATTTCTGGCCAGACCGGTGCGACACTCGTAGTTACTCGCTCGATGGTGGAAGGTGGAAACCTCTTCTCGGCCACTCTGTTCAAGGATAACAACGCAGTCGCTTATGACAGCATCCGTATCAACGACATAGCCGATGAGTATCAGATAACCTTTGCTCCCAAGACCGGAACCGGTTATGAGGGCAATACCGGTTATCTCGGCCCGAATCAGAACGCTTACTGGGGTGTGACTCTGCTGCATAACAATCAGCAATACGCTTCAGCCGTAACCTTCGCATGGGAGGTATTCAATGCTCTCGGTGTAAGCAAGGGAACCGGCTCCGGTGCTACTATTACCGTCACTCCGGCTATGGCTGTCGTAGGAGAAGGAGAAGGTGCTTACTATGCTGACGTTGATGTGGTTGTGACAGCAACATTTGCATAATTATAAATATACTTATTGTTTAACTATAAAAAATCTGTTATGGGTAAATTAGTAGACCAGCCAACAGTACACACGATGGCCGATTCCGATTACGTTCTCGGTGTATTCGGCAATGCAGGCGGTAAGATGACTATCGAGGAGTTCCGCAGACATCTTAACGACAATGATGAAGAGGTACTGAATGACCTCGCGTTTTACATTGACATCAACGTGGCATCCGGAGACGGCTCCACACGTGTCAACGTAGGTGGTAACATGCACATGCGTGCCTTATGGGAGAATGCCGGTGTATCTGTCCTCATGGATGCCAACGGCAACTATTGCGAACTGAACCGTAACGACAACCGTTACACCGACGAGGGTACTTATATCCTTAATGGTGACGGTACTCTCATCTCCGCTTTTGCCGGTGCGGATATGATGAAGATTCGTCCGCAGAGCTACGGAAGGATTCAGACCAAGACAGTCGGTGCTACCACCGTACTGCGTCAGTGGCTGTCTCTCTCACCTCTGCCCGGCGGTTATATCATTCCGCAGATGGTGGTAGGTAAGTTCAAGTGCAATATCGTAGATAGCAAGCTGCGTTCTATTCCGGGCGTGGTTCCAAGCGGCAGTCAGACCATCAGCGCGTTCTGGGGTTATGCTCAGGCTCGTTCGAAGAGTCACGGCCTTGCTAACCTCAACTTCCGCAACTATCTGCTGTATCACATGATGAGCAAGTATGCTTATCGTGACTCGCAGAACGCCAAGGCTGCCGGAGACAACTCACCTATTTGGGGCGTAGGACTTGACGGCTCAGAGAACACGACAAGTTCAGCCGATGACGGATTCACCCGTCAGAAGAACATCAAGACCGGTGCTACACTGCGTCTTGGTGAGAACGACGGTAACTTTGCCGTTACCGATTCTGCCGGTGGTACTTGTCACTCCGTGAATGTCGTAGGATTCGAGAATCCTTGGGGACAGTATTGGGAAATGGTTCAAGGTTTATGCTCCGTAGGCACGGATGTATATTGTTGGGACCACAACTTCATGCCTCCTGCTTCTCCGGCTCCTACCGCAGATACCTTTGCCAGTGTAGAGCATGTCATGCTGACTCGTGCTACAACGGCAAACGTCACAAAGATGAATATAATAGCCTCCGAGAACGGACAAGGCTCTTATATGATTCCTGACGGCTCGATAAGCGGTATAAGCTACGGAGACTACTATTCCTATGATGCTAATGGTCAGCTCTGGCTGTTCGGCGGCACCTCGAACCGCGGCTCGAATTGCGGTCTCGCGTGCGCGGACTCGAACAACGGCTGGTCGAGCTCGCACGCGGCCCTCTCGGCTCGCCTTGCTTATTATGGGGACGTGAGAAAAGTGACCGAAGCAAGATTGAGAGAACTTCTTTCGTAATGGGATTCGCGCCCTCTAAGGGCGCGGATTTACCAAAACTTTCAAGAGAACAATTAAACAATTATTAACAATTTCTTCCAAACCTTCCGGTTTAAAGAAGTGAACTTCTCAAAAATCCATTCTCAAATGGTAGGCATAACGGTGGTTAAGCTCTGGCTGTTCGGCGGCAACTCGAACAACGGCTCGAATTGCGGTCTCGCGTACGCGAACTCGAACAACGTCTGGTCGAACTCGAACGCGAACATCTCGGCTCGCCTAACTATTGTAGGCAAGAAATCTACTATAAGGGTGTCAGTACTGCGTCATGGGAACGCACCCGACCACTGCGAGCCTCGGCAGCGTGTGCGTATGTATAGCACGTGTAGTCGGAACAACATCGAACTTGCGCGGATAGGGTCAGCCCTGCCGCCAGTGGTGTTAGTAAGCCCGAAAGGGATTTGAAAGCTTCACGCAGAATTGATAGCAAGAAGAGATGAAAAGAGTAGGTCACATATACGAGAAGATGGCTGACTGGGACACGATAAAGGAAGCCGAAAAGATTTCCACCAAGCGCAAGATGCTCAACTGTGGCGTAAAGCGTCACATCGAGCATAGGATTCGCAACCTCGTGTACATACAGCAGAAGATTCTCGACGGCACGATGCGTACGAGTGAATACACTCACGAGCAACGTGTAAGTGGTCAAGACAAGATGCGTGATATTGCGAAGCTGAAGTTCCATCCTTCGCATATTCAGCATCAGCTATTGACTATGGTGGCCAATGAGCGGATAGATAAGAGTCTTATACGACACACATACGCGAGTCGTAAGGGTTACGGTCAGATAGCATGTGCCTTGCATATCAAGGACGTGCTTCGCAAGTATCGCGGTCAGGTGCGTTGGTACGCGCAAGGTGACATCTGCAAGTATTATGACAGCATACCGCACGATGACCTCCGTAACAATCTCGAACATCTATTCAAAGATGAGAAGTTCGTAAATGCTTTCATGGAGCCGTTTGAGGTCTTTTCCGAGGACGGCAGAAGCATTCCTCTCGGCATACGTCCGAGCCAGACCGCCGGAAACGCGGAGCTCTCACCTTTCGACCATCACATGCTTGAGAAGGTGAAGGCTATTGATTATACGCGCTATCTTGACGATTTCTTCTTCACCGGAGCCACCAAGGGCGAAGTGAAGCGTAAGATGAAGCAAGCTGAGAAATTTCTCAATGAGCACGGCTTTACGCTTCATGTGCCTAAGATACACCGCGTATCTGAAGGAGTGGATATGATGGGTTATGTCTTTTACGGCGAGAAGGATGACATGTGGTGGCGCAGAAAGAACAAGAGGCGTTGGCTGAAGCGTCGTTCCAAGGTCACTAATCCCAAGCGTCTGAGAGAGCTCGATGATGCTGCATGGGGAGCCTTGAAATGGGGTAACAGAAGCTGCAAGAAGTTGTGGGAGACGAAAACCGGTAGGGTTCAGAAGAAAGAACAGAGGAGAAGGGATATGGCTATAAAACTCTCTAATTCCAAGATGGTACGCACGGAACGTGTTGACAAGAACGGTGTGCCGTATCTTGACGAGCCACTGGTAAGCATGAGTATGATACTTGACAACCTCATTGAATGCGATAAGTGGGTTAAGAACTTCCAGACCTCGCAAGGGACCGGACGTTACGCTCTGCGCATCAAGTATCTCGACAAGTGGTATAAGCTCATCGTCAATGCCATCGACATCAAAAATCTCATATCTGACTTCGAGAAGGCCGGTGTTACTCGTTTCCGTACGAAGTTCATAGATAAGGGAGGAAAACGCTATTCCTTTGATGAGGAATGCACTGAGATTATAGAAGTTCACGGCAGAGTTGTTGCAGAAAAAGACGGAATTTGTATCTTTGCAGATGACGGCTCTGAAGTCGTGTTCGATAACCAAGAAAAGTGAAACAATAAATAATCATTTACATTATGGAAACTGGAGTATTACAGAGAAAGTGGGCTGAGGTTCAGCCTTTGGTTTACGACAAGGAGACACGTTATGTCTGCATGGACATTCAGCCCGAGCAGAGGACCGACGAGGAGGGCCATGTCGTTAACGGTTATTCATTCTTCCAAGTGGAGATTGATTCTCTTATGGACTACGGTCATATCAAGAGTCAGCTTATCGAGGCTGCCTTCGCACAGAAGGATGAGTTCGGTCTGTTGATGAATGCCGTTGACGGTGTAGTGGAAGCCGCCAAGAACGCAAATTCATGGTCTGCCTTCAAGGAAGGTCTCAACGTGGCCGATGTGACCAAGTTCCTCGGATTCTGCGAATATAGGGCTATGTGCGCCACTGCTGCACATGCCGTATTAGACAGCTTTAACAGAGAATAAACTATGAAGATTTCCGGTACGCTGCCCGTGCGCTGGGCGGCTCAAGACGGTGCGCCCGGAGTGGGAGTTTCCATCCGCAGCACACTCATACAATATGCGCAGTCCAATTCCGGCTCCGTTACACCAACGACCGGATGGAGCACTTCCATTCCGCAGAACATAACCCAAGGTAACTATCTGTGGACATGGACGAGAGTTGAATATTCGGACAACACTGTCACGAACTCCTATTCCGTATCTCGTATGGGTATTGACGGCAAGGGTATCAAATCCTCTACCGTCACGTACAGCAAGCAGAGCAGCAGTACCGTTGACCCCACAACCATCACAGACTGGGGACCTTATCCTACCAATCTGCAAGATGGTGACTGGCTTTATTCCAAGACTCATATCGTTTACTCCGGCACGCCGGAGACCACATCGGATTCTTATTCGGTGTCTCGTATCGGCGTGGGTGCATATTACACCGGTATGGAGGAGTATTATGCTTCCGGAGCAAGCGATTCGAGTGAGCCGACCGGATATATCACTCCGGGGACATATCCCAATGGCACACTTCCCACTCCCACATGGACGCAGACACGTCCTAACCTCACTCCTTCTTCTCCCTATCTGTGGAATCAGGAGATAAGCCATGACTCTCAAGGCAACAGTTATGTCATGCCTCCGGTCTGCATCGGTAACTTTGCCAACGGCCTTACCGGTATAGCTGAGGATTATGCCATAAGTCAGTACAGTGACAAGGAAGGCGGTTGGCCTTCCGGTTCCGGCGAGCATGACTATCCGGCTGATATATCCTCATGGACCCCTTATCAGTCACAAGCTACGCCTTCAAATGCGAAGCCCTATCAGTGGAACAGAACGACCATGTCGTTCAATAAAGGCTCCGACCAACACATCTACCACATCAGTGCCGTCAAAGGTGCAGATGGTCAAGATGCCATACGTCTCGACCTCGACAATGAGATGGACACTATGGTGTATAACGAGAGCGGCACGCTTATTAGCGGCAGCATAGAGTCTCAAGCAAGGCTTTATCGCGGCGGTACTCTCATCACCTCCGGAGTGACATTCGCAATCTCTGAGCGGAGCGGTAACACCTCTTCGCAATCATCTATAACCAATGCCGGAAAGGTAACAGTCACCGGTATAAACTCAAGCGGTTTTGTGAAGGTCAGAGCCGAATACGGTGGCGTTTATTTCTATGCTACATTGGCACTCAAGAAGATAATCGGCGAAAACAAGTACGAGCTCGTCGTTTCTCCGGACTCAGTGGCAGTCAATACCACCACTGGTGAGGCTTCAGCAGATACTATCGAAGCTCAGATATATAAGACCTATCAGAACTCATCCGGTGGCATCACACGTGAGCATCTTACCGGAACCACCGTTGACGGTCACACTATCAAAGTAGATGGTGTCGCAAAGACCTATTCCGGTGGTAAGGTCTCGTTTAGTGTAGATACTTCTCGTGACAGCCACACCATTGAATTGTACAAAGGCTCTGTTCTCGTGGATTATGAGACCGTTCCCATCAATAAGAGTGCCAACGGCCAGTCCATTACCGGACCGGCAGGAAAGAACGCAAAATCGGTTTATAAAGTATCATTTGATGACCTGTCATCAGAGAATCCTTCAAGTTGGGACACTCAGATGCCTAATCTCGATGAGCTTTTGATAAAGCATTCCGGAGATTGGGTTCCTATTGCAGACGGATGGCATAGGGCTCCATATATATCGCACAACGGATGGACTGAGCAAAGAATACAGTTTACTACGACAAGAGCTAACCAAAAGATACTTATTCAGTTACAATGTGTATCGGAGTCCTCTTATGACGAAATAGCAGTTGGAAATCTTGATGCCGCAGCACCTCACTCAAGAGGGACCTCTTTTTTTGCAAAAACATCAGGTGGTAGCATTTCTTCTCCAGCAAAGCTCAATGTCGGAATGAATATAGAAACGCCCGGAGCACATTCAATCGGAATCTCTTTCTACAAAGACTCTTCCTTCACCGCCGATAATGAATATGCCATGTTCCGTGTTGGCGTGCCTCCAATTTGGAAGGCAGATGTTGTAGGTTGGAACGGAGATACACCGGTATGGGGTACTCCGGTAAAGTTTGTGCAAGAATCATACAGCATCCGCGTCGATGAGCCGCATCCAAACATACTGCGGCAGACTGAGTTCGTCAACAGCTATCAGATGAACAAATGGTTGACCAAGAACGGAGATATTATTTTAGAAGGTTATTCCGGTCACAATTCATTCTATGGCGTTAATAGCGACACAGAGCACGATAAGGAAATATTGCTTCAGAGGGTTTACGAATCCGGCTCTATAAACATCCTTCAGCCGGATAAGTGGTACACCCTATCATTCTTCAGCAAGGGTGTCGGCACATTGTGTACCTACTTCTATCCTTCTGCTTCCGGTCACATGAACACCGCAGCCGGTATGTACAGAGACGGCATTTTTACGGCTGTTGCGGCTACGGATTGCGTAGCTACCTTCGAGTTGCACGGAGGATGGGAATATCATACCGTCACTTTCAAGACCGCTTCTGCTTTCTCTGGTGATGTCAATTTACTCTTCAGACTTCTTGCAGGAAGCAACTGTAACGTAAATATAGCTTGTCCTAAGCTTGAACAAAGCTCGATGGCTACAGAATATAGCATCTCGGAGCCGGATGTGGCTGCATCGGTGGTAGGCGAGAGTGGATTCCTGAACGAATGCGGTGTTTACGACCATTCAAAATCCTACAAATGGGATGAGAAGGAAAGAGACTACGTTTACCATATACCGAACAACAATACTCAGTATAAGGTTTACTTCGTCAAGAACAAAGGAGATGCGATACCGGCAGACGTATATCCCACCTCTGATAACGGTTCCGGAGGTTATACCGTCAATGCACGTTGGGAGGAGGGTAACGAACTGGCCAACCTTATTGCAAACAGTACAGTCATTACAAACGCTTTGATTGGTGGCTTCAAGGCTTCCAATAGCATCTTCAAGTCGGACAACGAGCGTGTGGTACTCGACGGAGCCAATAATATCATCAAAGTTCTCAATGCGGCTCTCACAGCCAATATTGCGGCTATGGGCGATGTTAACTATCCTTTCTACGCCGGTGGAGCAAGTGGCGCAGCCGCAGTCTGGAGCGTTGACAAGGATGGTAAGATGCGTTCAGCTTCTGCCGAAATATCCGGAGATACGTTGATGACAGACGCACTGATTAAGAGAGCTCGTAATCCCTTCGTGCAAATAGAAAGTTCGTTCTCGGCTCTCGATGATGACACCATGTATAATAATGACCTCGCAAATCATTTGTGGGTCACATTAGGATGGGATGTAAAGCAAGCCGGAAGAAGGATAGTGGTAGTGGGTTCTGCCTATTTCCAAGCTCCGGCAAATTCTAATCAGCATTATTATGTTGACGGAAAGGTTGTGCAATCGTTCCAGACGAGTTTTGAAATGACTGAACTGATTGGTTTCGGAACCGCGACTCAATTCTTAGGATGGATTGTTACCAATCGCGTGTACTTTATGACAAATCGAAATATGGGTAGGAAAGTAGATATTGTAGCCTATGGTATAGTACAAGGAACGGATTCCAGAGTTGATTTTGTCACCAAAAAGATATGCTATAGCGGCAATGGAGACATATATGTTGAACGCGCAGATGTCGGTATCTATTTCCTGCATGTTCCAAGAGCTTGGTTTGCATCTGCTAATTATGTTCACTGCATGGTTTGCGGTAGAGGAAGTGCCCAAGGTGCTGAATCGGCAGTCTTTGCAAATGTTTGGAATGTCTCTGAAGAAACATATAATAACGCACAATATTACAAGATTCAGATATTCACCGCAGATGACGCTTCAAGAAATGACGGAGGCTTCTATTTCGAACTCAAGAATCTTGCTGCATGGGATGATTAAAAAATCTTCAAAACATTTTGCTGAATATAAAATAAGGTTTATATTTGCGAAGTTATTCAGATAATATGAAGAGAGAAGAATTACAGAAGCGTTATGACGAGCAGTTGGCTAAGGTCAACGGCCTCGTAGGAGATAATAATGAGTTGAAAGAGGCGATAGATAACCTATCGTCTCTTCGTGCTCAGTTAGCGGTGGTTCCTATGGCCTTCTATCTCGAAGAGAAGGAAGTTCTCAAGAAGGTGGACCTCGGAGCCGTAGAGTTTGGCATCAGCGAACGTTGCGCATACTTCCGCACTAAGGGAGGGTATCGTATCTTCGTCAAGCCCGGAGTTGGTCTTTATGACCTCATCGCTCAGTTCATAGAGAGCCATGAGACAAAGGATGACATGACTGCTGAGGAGAAGGAGAATCTTCAACTCAACACCAATGCCTTCAAGTTCTTGGCTACCGCTCCGCTCGTCGCTGCCACTGACCTTCCTCTTATGTATAACATCGCTGCTGAGGTTATGGAGTTCATACAGAAGCAGACCGATGAAGCTCTCGGCAATACCGAGACTCCGGAGGAGGACGGCAAGCGTAACGTTCAGTTTGAGGATGCCGTCAACGCAATGGAACAGATTGCGGACGGCGTAAAGGATAAGGACAATGCCGAAGAAAACAATCAAGGTGAAGGTGAAAGTTAAGCCTTCGCTCAAGACATCTTCACGAAGGCCACAACCTCTTGCGATGAAACCAAGTCCATCGAGGGATAATAAAAGACTATACTGATATGAGAGAGATTCTTTTGAGGCTTCTCAAGTTCGTACCGGCTATCGGTGCGTTGTGCTGTGCCTTAAATTCGACTCTCTCATACTTTTATATAGACTTGGCATGGGTCGGATTCGTTCAGCACGGATTATTCCTTATGGTATGGATTCTACTGGCCATATACTTCAAATTCTGCATCTTCTACATGATACTTGTGATATACATTATCGTATGTCAGATTCTCAATACAATCGATTATATTTGGGGCATACCAATATCGGATAGAGGGCTATTCGTTCTCAACGTAGGACTAATCGGCATAACAGCCATTGCAGCTACAATCGCTCATGTCAGACATATTAAGAGAACTAAGAACAATCTTGGCTAACTGGGTCACAAGCATTGATGCCGGTAACACCAAAGTGACAGAGGAAGAAGAGCGTGCCCTCCTTTCTTCTCTGAAAGAAATCGCTTCTCCATATATCAGCACATACACAGCTATCCGTATGACCGGACTGAAGAAAAGCGAGTTCTACGAACTCATCCGGCAAGGAAAACTACCAAAAGGAGAGCATATTCAAGGTTTCAAGGAAATACACTTCAACAAAGCAAAACTCATAGACGCAATCCGCGAACTCAAGTCCGAAGAGAAGTGACTTTAGCTCAATGACTTACGGCGCATATCGGAATCGTTAGTTTTCCCTTATGCGCCGTTCTATTTTTGTGCTCGTAGTACTACACGAGTTAATCAACAAAATTACGAACACAAAAAAACTAAAGTTATGGCTATTGACGCTAATGATTTAATGATGCTCAAGTCGCTCGATGGTGGCATGAGTTCTTACGAGCAGGTCAAGGTCGCTAACATGCAGTCAAGAAGGCCCAGTGGCGTAGGTGTCGCCGGATTGGTCCTCGGCACAGTAGGTGCTGCCGCAGCTATCGGTGCTTGGATTTTCGGTCCCACCTATGCTAAGGCTCAAGCTGAACGCGCACGCGACGTTGCCAACGCCCGTTACGATGCCAATCAGAATCAGCTTGGCTTGCTCACTCAGCTTCTGACAGCAGAGCGTGCCGAGCGCATCGCCGGTGATATAAACCTCACCAACACCGTGACCGATTCAGTTTCCGGTTCACAGCAGGGAACTCTGACCGCACAGCAGGCCGCAGAACTGAGCTCGATTCAGTCTGTTCAGCAGAATCTGTTCAATCAGGCTGTTATGGGTAATCTTTCTGAGAATCCTCAGAAGGTTATGCTGTACAGTGCACCTCAGCCTTGCGGTTGCCCCAACAGTTGCGGTTGCAACGGCTAAACCAACGAAAGGGTTGCGGTTAACTCCGCACCCTTTTAATCTCTGAGATTATGTTCAACGACAAGAAGAAACGGTTAGCGATGCTCGACCAAGTGCAGCCTACGAGTAAGTCATCCTTAAAGTTTCAATGCCTCAAGATTGCGGAAGGCAATATCAAAGAGGCAGCAGAGCTTTATGAGTATCTGACGGCAGACCTTGATTTGCCGGACTTCGACCCAGTGAAGCCCACGTTCCTTCAGTCCACCAAGACTGCCGCAGACGGAATCTTGGGATGGATAAGAGACAACAAAGATTCACTGATAGAAGGATATGAGTTCTTGAAAGGGTTTATTCCCAAGAAAACACCTAACAATCCATTACCTCCAATAAGCTGATATGGAACTGAAGGTATTTCCAATAACCCTCAAACTCTATGCTCACGATGAGCAAGAAGTTGAGGTCTTGAGATTCGTTTTCACGGAGTTCGTCAAACACCATGCAGAGCAAGGTAGGGCTGTTAGCGCAGAGAAACTTACCAAGGCTCTTCAGAACTGGGAAAAGAACCCCTTAGTCAGAAACCGCATAATAAGTTATTTCGATGGCAAACAATGAGAATAATAACTGTCCGCATATATGCAGTCAGTGCAGTATGATGCAGCAAGTGTATTGCGCCGCTCAGATGTCATTAACCACGATGGACTTGGTGAAAGCCTTATCCGACAGATTTGATGCGTTTGTAGCGGAAATAAAGGGCAATACGGAGCAACCTACCGTTCCTCCGGTAGCGCAAGAAGGGAAGGCGGCGCAGAAAGTAGGCCCCCAAGACAAACAAAATAAAGAATAACTATGAGTTGTAATTGTAATAAGAACGGACGGACAGAGCTTATATATCTGACCACCGTCCCCGGCGGTACAGCCGCCAACGCGAACTATCAGATTCAGCTTGACCATTTCACATGCGGAAACCGCAAGCTGTGCATCAATGAGGCATATCCGGTAACGGCAGAGCTCAAGGCTACTCCTATCGGACTTCCGGTAAATACCGATAACGGCACATTCTGCCAAGAGGTGCTGATAACCGGTACTTGCACGTACATGCCTTATGTGTGCGGATGCAACTGCAATATATGTCCTCGCACCGAGAATATCTATTGCAGCATCTGTGTGCCGTGCTCCTCAGCAGCAGTTCCTACACTGACCATCGGAAAGGCTGTAGCCGCTCCGACCAAAGTGCAGCCTTGCTGCGACATTACCAATGCGATTGCGATAACCACATCCCTCAACGTAACGACCGGAGCATAAGATGGATATAGCCGCCGTTTTCAGTTTGATGTTCGCCTTCACAGCAGCGAATCACCTCGGTCTGATAGCCAAGGTGGAGGAAATTGCAGGCCGGAGCCTTCCGGTCCTCAACTGTCCGCGATGTGCATCCTTTTGGGGCTCCTTTGTCTTTCTGCTTGTCACAAGACAGAATATCATCGGAGCGGCGGCTATGTCTTTCCTTGTCGCGTATCTCGCGATATGGCTCGAACTGGTGATGTGTATTGTTGATTTCTATTACGCGAAGGTATATGAGAAATTTGTATCAGGTTCCGCGACCGACACGACTGCCTCAGATGCCGACAATGGTGGTTCCGACAGTCGGTTGTCCAACGTGCGGAAAAAGTAACAACGCGCCCCGGCGCACAAACAGCAAGAGAAAATGAACACACAAGAAATGCAAGAGAAGTACAAGGAGTTGTACGCAAAGATGGCCTCATCGCAGAAGCCGGAGTATATGAAGCTCTTCGGCAAGGTGATGACCGAGATGATGCACTCTGCCATACAGAAGAATCCTTCTGAAGCGCAGCAGTGGATTGAAGAGCTCGGTGCTATCGAGTGGAAGAATTATCTCACTCCGAAGGAAGCCGAGACCATTGTAACCGAGATGATTCCGGATGCTCCTTGGTCTCGTGACACATGGAACAAGGCTATGGACAGCTACGGCCTTCTCAAAGAGGAGATGCCGTACTACAATTCATGTGCCTTGTGGGTAATGATGAATGCCGAGTATGTGAAACACGGCAAGACGCTTGAGAAAATGCTCGGTATGGCTCTCGATGACATGCCGACCGATGAATTGCTCAAGAACATCCAAATGCTCGCACTGGATAGCCTCAAAAGCGACGGCGTGAGCATACGGCACATGTACGGCGTTTAATGGATTACAAGCGGCTATACGTACTTCTGAAGCTCTCTGAATCTCTGTCCGATGAGGAACGTGCTTTCCTCGCCGGACGGAGCGGAGAAGCTGACAAGAGGGAGATAATGGCCAAACTTGACAAAATAGACCGTCAAGGTTCGTTTGGAAGGGATTTCCTGAGCAATGTATTGGGAAACGCCTCATTTGATTTCGGATTTTTACTATTACAGAAACTATTCAGAAGATTACGGTAATGGATTGGTTGGATTGTCTTACGGATTATATGTTCTCTCTGGCCGTTCATTACGGTCTCGTATGAACAACAAAGGCTACCTTCGCAGGCGGCCTTTATTGCGTCTAATTACTAACCAATTTGCTTATGAGAATTTCATTGCCTTACCCTAAAGCGTCGTGTGCGAATGCGTATGTATAAGAAACAGATGATAAGTATCGAATCTATCACTCCTATCCACATCAGCGTTCTCTGCCATTTTTTGAGTTCGTTGACGTATTGAGTAGGTCCCGGAACAGCATAAGGTATAGAATCTCTCTTGGCGTGGGAGAAACTGTCAATCTTCGCTTCGAGGATTTTCTCGTATTTCCGGTCTCGTTCCCAGTGCCAGTGCTCAATGGTGACTGTGTCACCGTCTTTCCGAAAGGAAGAGGAATCCCTCACTGCCTTCTCCACGTACACGATGCTGTCTCTATGCTCGACAGTCTTTATGGTGTCGTGGATGTAATGTGTCTCCGGAGGGGGAGGTGTCGGTTGATGAGTGGTCTTGCATGAGGACATGGCACAGAATATTATTGTGAGTATCACAGCCCACAACAATATGATTGCAAGCAACCTTCTGTCATCGTCCTTCTTCTCACTCATGGTTCCAATATGCTTATATCTATAGCTTCACCGGACAAGGCTGCATTAAGCAGCATACCCATCAACTCAAAATAGCGGTTGGTGGAGTTGGTGAGCTTGCCCTTCTCGGTGTTATCGCCGACTAAGATGCAGCCATCGGTATCGGCGGCGGTATTACCCACGTGAATGAGCACTCCAGAGAAGTTCGGAACGTTTCTCAGCCTTGGCACGAGCCCACCGTAAGGCTTGGCCCATGCACGGTCTTGATACTTCGGACTCTTGACGTTCATAAGGACACGATAAGTGCCCTTCGGTATAGCTGTCTGTCCGTATATTTTATCGGTACGGACTGCATCTTCCAACGTATTACAAAGACGAGTACCATTGACATACAATACGCCAATGGTATATTTTTCCTTGCGCCATTTGCGCTCGACTACGAGTTTCATCAGTTTATATTGTTTTCGTCGGGCATAATGGGGTATTTCATAAGTTCCCCATCAACAGTAGCATCCACGAGAGTGGAATCATAAGCCTCAAGCATGTGCTGTGCGAATAGCGACATCTCATTCCTCAGCCGACCGCGATTCAGACGGCTATCTACCTCGTCAATCCAAATCTTGAATTTGACTTCAACTTGTTTCAGTGCCATTATGATTGTCCTTTTGTTTTTCCTTTCCTTTTACTTCGATGGTCATATTGCCATGCTGAATCTTCGCTGTACCGGCAGCTTCGATGATGGGGCGAATCTGTCCGAGAGCGGCAAAGCCGAAAAGAATACCGCCACACGTGACAACACTTCCGTCAATCACGCCTTTAGGCGGTACAAAGAAGCCGCCGACAAATAATCCGATAGCGGCTATCAGACAAACCCAGAAGATGAGAGGATGTTTCATAACCTTTTGCGCTAAATGTTACGTTTCTACCGCAAAAGTAAACAATAAAATCCGACTTTATACAATATATTGTATAACCGGACATTGAAAAGCGAGATATATGGACCGAGAGATATTTCTCGTGCAAGAAAAATCTACTTCACTACCCATAAAACAAAATGCGCCATCTTTCACAGACAGCGCATTCTTGAGAGTGTAGTAAACTAAATTATCACCTGCCGGGGTGAGTGATTGCAACTATATTTGTACTACAAAGATAATCATTCCTTCTTTTCGACGTACCATTTCTCGCCGTTAATCCACGAGAAGATGAAATCGAGAATCTTCTTGACAATATCCTTACCGTAGGTCCACTGTCCGGCAATGGCTACCATGATACCCTCGATGAGAATCCATAACCAGTCGGGCTGTGTGATAGGAGGCAAATAGCCGATGAGCCATGCACCGAAGGCCACTGCGATGGAAACCACCCATGAGATGATGGTGTTGATGGTCTTGTTGTCAGTCTGAATGAGTCTCTTGATAAACTCCGTTACCGATGCTGCAACGCCTACTAAGGCGATAATCAGCGTTAAGAAATACTGTGTCATAATTAGTTGTTATTTAGGGGGTTCACTTGCAAGTTGCATTTTGATGGCATATTCAGCCATGATAGCCTTCTGTTCCTTGGCCGAGAGGTTCTTAACCTCCTCGATGCTCTTTCCGGAAATCTTGGCGATATACTCGTGCTTCTCATCCGTCTGTTTCTGCGTGAACTTCGGAAGGAACTGTGAATCCACGTAGATGTAGGGATAGATAGCCACAATGCTGCGCAGCCCGTCGAAACGGAAGTCCTTTACCGCATGATAGTTGCCGGAGCCATCCATACGCAGTATAGCGTAGCTCTGCAAGCCGCTTGAGCGGTTAGTCAGGCCAATGGCCTTTATCCAGTGGTCCTTCTTGTTCCATTCTGCCGGAAGCTCATGCAGATGCGCATAGTTCAGTGCCTCCAACAGAGTTCTCTCTTTTTCTGTCTGTGCCATATATCAACTGTTTGTGTGGGCTCTTGACTCGCCCCAGATATTCTTGAACTTAAATGTAACCTCAGTATAAGGCTCGGAGCCAACAAAGACTTCGCTTGAGGGTTTCACCGGTTCAGTCAGAACGAGGCAGACCTCTCTGAGTCGTATCGAATCGTAATAGAGAATCTTCTTGTTCTGAATGAACGTGCAGAAGTTCTCGTATGCGGTCTGGCGGTTGGCTACCGTGCCGGTAAAGAAGAGAGTGAGGCTAATATCCGTAGATTCCCTCTTGACAGTGGAATCCATATAGACCCTATCGCCGTTTTCTTCGGGATAAGACTCCATATAGACGTTCTTGCGCTTGCCCTTATCATTGAGGCCGGTACATTTGCTGTACTTCAATCCAGTGAAGTAGCTCTCAAGGTCTGTGTAGGAGTTGTTGGAACCCTCCTCCTTCATGTAGATGTGATAAGCTTCGCTCATTTTTTCTTTCTATTGTAATAGTTATTTTTCCTTACGACAGCGTTATGAATAACCTTCTTGTTGGCCGAGAGATGGAACTTGTTGGAGTAGAGAGTGTAGAAATCCACCTCGTGATGCTCCACGTCGCGCTCATACTTCAGACCGCTCATGTTGGTTCTTATGTTTCCCATGAACGGAGAATGATAATGCTCGCCTCTCACTACCGCATCGAAGAAGTCCTTACTGAATATCTGCTTTAGGAGATGTGTCTGGTGATTCCGCTCGTCAATCTTCTTTACCGGTATGGCCACCATCGGCACATTCACGTTGCCGCTCATCGTCTCATGCAGATTGTTGTCATCGAGAGGGATGCAGACTGCACGTTTCTTTACTCCGTAGCGGTCCTCGTAAGTCACCACCTCGGAGTTTCGGAAATTGGTCAGCACCAATACCAACGTCAGTGTCTTATCCTCTTCTGCCATTCTTCAGAGTAACGTTTTTCTCGTACTTGCTGTCAAAAATAATCTCCGCTTCACCATACCGGAACACCTTGACCGTTGAGTGCTCGCCCATCGAGAGACGTATCGTACTGCCGGAATCCACGAAAAGGGTAACGCAGTCGTAATCCCTCACAGCGACCTCGCAGTCGCACTGCATGAAAAGAGTGATGTTCGTATCGATATGAACGCCATCCTTACGAAACAGATAGAAAGACGAGGTGTATTTACCTCGTCTAACATATCTGCCGTTCGAGTAGGGACCAAACTCCTTCTCTATGAGCGCGTAATCCGGCTGTTCATCAAAAGTGGACATGGAGGCAAGGAAATCCACACCGTTGACATCCAATCCAATCTCAAGCAAGCTTGTCTTGGTCTGGGCTGCGAACACCTTCTGTGCATAGTTGTCGCACATCAGACTGCGGTTCCGCACCCTATGCAGATAATCCGTTATCCTCATATCGTTGCAAATATAGAAAGAAATTCACAAACAATAGCCTATCCTTCACATTTTTACGCTGTTTGTGCTTCCGGTTCGTCCTGACTACGCAAAAAAAGCACAATCTTATGCTTCAGCCCATCCACACACGCATGGATGATTCTCTCTTTGTTGAGGTCGATAGTCTGCTTGTCACAGTTATGGACCTCGCAAGCCATTCGATGAGAAAGATTCTCGATGCCTCTTATTATCGGATTCACGTCATTGTTTCCGGCAGGAGTCTTAAACATGGAGCCCCATACTATCTGAGCGCATTGCGCGAGTATATTGCAACTTATGGAGTCTCCGATGAGAAGCCTCTTCTCAAAATCAACATCAGTGGGTATGCAGCTTACAACGTGAGATTTGAGGATAGACACATCATTGCGGATATACTCCTCAAACTCATCCATAAGGTCCGTCATCTCCTCGCATTCCTCCGGTTTGAGATTACGGAAGAGAGACTTGGAGAATATGCTATTCTGCTTGGCCCACCGGTCACGTACGGTCTTGATATAACCCTTCATCTCGAAGCCTTTGATGTTCATGTCGAATATCTGATACTGACAATCCCAGAGGAGATATGGAAGGAAGAGGTCTGTACAAAGACGGCCTCTGATAATCTTGAGGTCTTGAGCCTCAAGAAAACGTTGCATAAGCGGAAGGTGTGACATATCAGAACGGTATTTCTTCTTTCTTTGGACTCTGTGCTACCGGCTGAGGTTCGCCCTCATTCTCCTTCTTGCTACCCTTAGAATCGGAGCTCTTCTTTGTCGGCTGAGTCTGAACACTACTGGCCTGCACGTACCAATACTCCTTCTTCACTCCGTCTTTCTCGTACTTGGTGGACCGCATCTTGCCATCCACAAGAACGGTAACACCCTTAGTGAGCATCTTCGCTTGAGTAGTGTTCTTGGCCCACATCTGAACATTGAACCACTGCGAGTCATCCACCCATTCCTCACCTTTTTTGGTGCTGCCGGTCACGCAGAGAGTGAATTTGACAAGCACCTTATCGTCATAATCCTTGGTCTCCGCATCGCGGCCCAAGACTCCCACTAATGTAATGTGATTATAATTCATTTTTTATAATTATTGATAAGTTCCATAATATACTTTGCTTTCTCGTTGCCGGTCTGGAACCAGTCCTCGATGACCTTGATACCGTGCATGGCCGTTACATGGCTCTTGCCGGTTGCTCGACCTATACGGCTCCATCCCCAACCCTTCACTTTGTAAAGATACCAAATAGCACCATACCGGTAGCATGGAAGAGGATAGGTTCGCCTCGTTTTCAGTTCCTCAAGGTCCACCTTGGCATCCTCTGCTATATATTCGAGAAGGTTGTTATAAACCTTCCTATCTTCTTCAACGTTCTGGCACATCGCTGTTCATTATTATCTGTTCAAACTTATTAAAATGGCTCCCAAGGAATCCGGCAAGATAGGCAAGAGCCTCCTTGTCATAGACTCCGCAATATTCGGCAATCCAATCCTCGACATGACGCTTTTCGTGGTCTCTGCATACGATGAACCTCTTTTTCGACTCCATCGGATAGAACACACAGACAAAAACGTGACGGTTCTTGTGAGAGAGGGTTATGGCTCCGTCAAAACAGCCTTCGCGTATATTATCCGCAACCTCATCGATGTTGGCTTGCGCACAGCGTTGCTGTTTCATAAGCCTTACCACTGTCGGCCAGTCCTCATGGTTCTCGGCGTAAAGCAGTATGGCCTTAAAGTCATAAATCGGTATGTAGAAATCATATCTTTTCATGTCGCTTTCTTGTCTTTAAGGAATATCAGCTTGGCCCTATAACTTCTCGCGAACTCCTTGAAGTCATAACGCTTGAGGTCAAGAGAGACCAAATCGGTCTTATGTCTCATACCGGCAAAGAAAAACTCACCGTCTGCGTCATAAGCATAAACGAAGGCATCTATTCCGGCGGCCATACACTCGTCGATGGATATGTCGCGATTGGATTCTACCTTCAGAATATGTTTGACAATCTGATAGGCGCACGCCATAACCTGAGTATGAAAATCTCGGTAGTTTTGCTCGGCGGCTTCTATCAGACCTCTCAGAGCTTCTGCTGCCGGACCTTCTACAGTAAACTGCATTGACATCTCTCTGCCAATCAAATCTTGAAGAGGAGTGTCAATGCGGTTGGGTTTCAGTTCGATAGACCTCGCATCTCCGATATGGACCTTTCGGCCAGTCTCTTGGTCGATGAGGAAAATCTCCTTGGGCTTTCCTCCGGCGAGAATGTTAAACAAATCTTTGTCCGGCATATCATTCGTTTTTTATCACTTGGAAGGGCATCTGAAAGTCCTTGAGAGCTTCAATGAAATCCTCCCACTTGTCATATACTTTGTTTCTGATTCTCCAGTGACGGTAGCTTCTTCCGAAATCTCCGTTTTTCTTGACCTTGGTATGGTCACAGAATCCGAGGCTACCATCCTTGCTGCTATAGGTTATGGTATGCTCAACAGAGCCGGACATGCTACTCACGAACTTAAACTCCACTTTCTTCAGTTCCTCTTCAGTCATACATAAGAAGGCTCAAAGTTAGTACTTGCAACTGAGTGCTCTCTCGGTCGGAGCTCACATACCGCAGAGCAATAAACGCAATGCTCCGGATTCACCTCTCTATCGTTAAATAGGCATTTGCTCATCTTATATCAACGAAATCAATCATCAGCCAATCGTGTGTGGTTCCCTTCTCGATATTCCTTTTGTTATGGAGCCTTGCATAAAGCCAAGGCCAAAGGTCATCGATGCGCCTCAGCCACTTGGGACCATTCGAAAAGAGGCTCGTCGTACTGGAGTACTTATGCTCAATATCCGGCATGGGATTGCCGAAGTCATAGACCGGATGTTTGCAATCCCAATCGGAGCGGTCATTGCCGCCAAAGAACTTGAGGTCATAATAGTCTCCGATTTCCTCGCAGAATCTCCGGAACTGGTCTTTGTCCTCATCTGAAGGATTGCTTTTCTCCAACACGACACGCACATATACCGGAGTATTATACATGGCAGACCAATCGTCCAACGCATCGAGAAGGTCGTATATCCGTCCCTTGAACTCCATGAGGCCATGACAGATTGTAGCTCTCTCGTCCTTCACACGAACGCGGAGGTCATAGAGTCTGATACCCATGTGAAACTGTTCGTATATGCCGAGTCTCTGACATCTCGCCATCCATACGAATGGCTTCATCCACCATCGGCGTGCCGGAAGGTAACTGAATGAATTATGACTTGCTATCTTCATTTTTCTCTTTCAATTTAGTTTTGAACGTGTTGGCAATAGTTTCAACATTTGCCGGAGTCTCACCATACGAAAGAAGGACCTCCTTCAGCACCTTGACAGCTTGATTCCGCGTTTTTGTTATCAGAGCTTGGTCATAATGACGCAAGGCCCCACTCGGCATATCTTCTGTGATATGACGTTTCTTGACGAGGCCATTCTGCCATTTCAAACCATTGTCACGCAGTGCTTTTGTATAGCCGTTCATAAATGAAAAACATATCTCGCAGAAAAGCATAGATAGTCGTTCGTAGCCACACTCCACCTTCCATCCGTTCATCTCGCATACATACCTCGCATAAACGTCTGAGACTTCTTTCAAGTCCATGATTTCATTGATAGAAACCAATCTCTTGTCTAAGGCTTTCTTCAGCCAACAAAATTTTAGGAATTTCAATATGTTCATAACTAATTATTTAAGTTTTTATTAACCACCTAAACCTTTCTGTCTTACTTAACGCATAAAGCCTTGAGGTCATTGTAAAGGGACGACAACACTTGTGCCATAGCAATACGGGAATCTGCCCGAAGGACTCCTTCTGCGTTTAGTAAGCATTTCATCTGTTCATCACTCGGCTTCCACTGAGGCTGAACACGTTTTTTGATAGACTCAAGCCAATCCATCAAATCCTTAATATCTTTTACTGAAAAGACAGAAGATTTACGTATATTTGCATCAGCGCAAATCGCCATGAGCCTATTGAAACTAATCTCATCATTGTTGTTCCAATCGGACTTTGGCTGAGGCTGAACTCTACCCTTGAGCGATTTAAGCCAATCCTTCTCCTCATTATTGTTTTCGCACCACTCGCTCTCACAATTTTCAAGGGCAGTCATTATCCGATTGACAATACCTTCGTCCTTCTCTGACCACTCGATAGGCTTCTTTTCAACCTTCTTCACTTCTTTCCTTTCCGCATCCCACTCATAACCTTCTTCTTTCATTTTTTGGAGCAGAAGTTCTTGCTGTGCCTTTGTTGCCGGGAATATAGGGTCTAAAACACCTCTCCGCCATATAGCACCAAGTCCACCACATACCAACTCATTATCTTCGATACGGAAGGTGATAGATGCACAAAGTGTCTTACCCGTTTCTACTACATTCTCCCAACCTCTCACAATATGAATAGCTTCTACACCACGTCCTTTGGGGTTATATAGTATATCACCATCCTTTGCATCTTGGATAGTCCACAAACGGTAATCATCCTCTTCTCCAAATTTTATAAAAGAACCAAGATTAGTTAAATAGTAATATGGTTTGTTTATTTGTGTGATATAAAATGTTTCACCTACCAACTTCCTATGTACCAACCAATCACCAACCTTGAACTTCGGTTCATCCTTGCAAGTTTCTTTAGCATTAGCAAGATTTTTCTCACCTTGCTTTTCAAGCCAAGATAACCACCTTTTGCAATCGTCACTTTTGTAAGGATGTGATTTATTATTGGCTCCGGCACGGAATAATTCTATCAATTCTTTCCTCGTCCGCTCATCTTCGCTCTCTTTCAACTCAGGAATACGATACTCAAGGTCATCTATTACATCCTCGCAAGAACAATTATCTGGAGGATAATTTCTCCAGCAATCTAAGAATTTTCTCAACTTTTCAAGAATCTCTATGTAAGCAATCTTGTAGTCCATATCTCTATCAATAGTTATTCTTTTACAAACTCTTCAAAGCCGTCATATTTCTTAACCCACTTATGTTCGGCCAAGTCATACTCACCAAACCATATAGTAGTGTGAGTGCAAGGAATATCAAAGTATTTGTTCACAAATTCCTTCCATTTTTCCTCTGCCTCTTTTCTGTTGTCTATCTGGACATCTGCATCATCATCCACATGAAGATTGGTGTAAAACATATCTGTCATCTGGTCTGCTATATCATCAAGAGATGGTGCAAAATCAGATGGGATATGTCTCTCAATAGTTCCAACAAAGAGAATGTGTTTATCGGCATCCTCAAAGGGCGCATCACCGTTGTCCCACAGACACTGCGCATTCATTAGCAGTTCATCAATCGTGTCAAACTCTTCAGTTTCACAACGAGTTTCACACAATCCAAATCCAAATTTCACTTTTGTTTCCATTGTTATTACTATTTTTTTGTTGTTCAGTTCTTACAATATCGCCACAATACATTGTCACCAATGCTTGAATACATTCCACTCTTATCAAGTTCCTTGTTGCTATACCAGAAATACCTTCCTATGCGATACATCTTCCTTGGTCTGCACCCTGCAATACGAACCCACACAAGAGTATTTTCCTTGGGAAGTTCATCAGTTGACTTAATATATTGTGCCATAATCTCAATCTGTTAGTGTATCAAAGAATATACTAAATAATCGCTTGCCTACTTAATACTTGGTCTATGTAGGTTTTAGCATACTGAATAATGTCAGTTTTCCAACCCATATCACGCATTTTTATAAGTTTGTTGTCCTTATAGAAATAATACCTTAAACCCTTATGCAGTTTAGAGGTACTTATCACATCAAATCCTTTGTAGGAGAAGGTCTGCAAGTGCTGACTATCATAACCATTCTCTTTAAGGTAAGATAATTTTTCCTCATAAGAGTATTTAGCATTTCTTTCAAACTCTGTCATAGTTGTTAGTGTATCATAAAATATACTAATTAAATAACACCTTTCTTTTGCAAATATTCCACACATTTGAGTTGGGAGGCAATAGATGCTCCTTTCTCGTCATCGTCATAGCAATAAGTGGCTTCACACAGGTCGTTCCAAGAGGCATCACCCTTAATGTAATCATTCATCTTCTCGGTAATGTCTTTGTAAAAATCATCCCTTTCTTCTTTGCTATCAAAATCATCAAGGGATAAATCCAAATTAAAAAGATAAATCTCTCGGTAAATGTGGCAAGCCTCTCTTGTGGTCAATTCTCTCTTAACCACAAGACCACGCATATAAGGGTTATTCTTTGATTGGCGAATTACCCTAATAGGATTAAGTGTAATCCTTTTGATAATGTCTTTTTCTTCCATATCTCTATCTGTTTCTATATTCGTGAATAAACTAATTATTTCTTCAACTTATCAATAGCGGATGATATAATCAACCAACTATCATTGTATGCCTCTTGCTTATAGTTTAAAGCCGTTCTCTCCATCTCAAACTTATGCTCTTTCATATAAGCCATCTGTCTGAAACACTCGTGTTCCTTTGATTGAATTTCCTTTAAGGCCGAATCAAGAATGGATAGTTCCTTTTTTGTCATATCTCACTCCTTAATGATTATTACCTTAACCTTATCGCCAATTTTGAACTTGTGAAAGTTTTTCCTCTCACATGGAATATGAGTTATGTTAGACGGAGTAAGAGCATTATATCCTTCTACTCTTACATTGATATGGTCTATAACCTTACCACATACCATTCCTTCCACTGCATCCTTCATCATCTGCTTTCTGCAATCATTGAAGCCTTCTTGATAGTTCTTGGCTTTAGCCTTTGCAACCTCAAGTCTATCGCGCTGTTTCTGCCAATCGACAAAGTGGTACACTATGCTATTAAGAGTCTCCTCGTCGAGACATTCTTCATCACGATTGAATGGAACCTTATAGCGGATTATCTCTCTTTCCAAGTCCTTGTTTGCCGGTTCCTCCGCAAGCTCCCAGTGGTCTTGAACATCGATACCAACATAACCATCTTTGAAGATATAATTGCCATCTTCTATTGCGATTATTTTTCCTTGGTCCCATGTATCTTTAATATCCTCCGGCCATTTGTGTTTGATATAATCGCCTACTCTAAACTTTGGCTCCGGAGGAAGAGATTTCGCAAGCTCTTCAATCTCTTGCAGCACCCTATATCGCACCGACAAGATTCCGCACTTCTCGTAATCCTCAGCCTTCAGTTTCTGTAACTGAGAAATAAATTGTTCTATTGCACTCATAAATATGTTTTACTTGCAAAGCATTTTACATAACTCTTCTTTTGAAGAAGCCAATTCTTCAGGAGTGAAATATCCACTAATAGCACAGTAGAATGTATCATCCTTCTTAACTTTATCGATGCGGTAGAACTCCTTTGTCTCATATTCATGTTTGTCAAAGAAATTCTTTACCTTTTGGATAACAGATTGGATGTAAGAGCCATGAATATACACTTTTTCTTCGAATTTCAATTCGATACCAGTAACAACGCCCTTACTTATTTCATTCTCATACATGAAATAAACAACATCTTCAACATTGAATTTGGTCTTGTAATTCTTTATCTCCATAAACATGCGTAATTAAAAAAAGCAATGGGGATGGCTCTTCCAATCGATGTTTTCCCGGCCCTATCGGACTCCGTTCTTCGTCACACCAATTTCCATCCTTTCGACCGATGGTTCTACTCGCTCCATTGCTTATGATTTATAATTCTATTTCTTTCTCAATACCCCAGAACCTCAGCATGTGCTGCAATTCATGGACATGACATATACAAACCTTTGCGTCAAAGCTTGAGCATTCAAGGTTCGAATAACTAACGGACCAAATACTATCGGTTATCTCGTATATAACGACATCGTAATAGTCATCGGCCAGTACAAAAGACCTCTTGTCATCAGCCGGAAGAAAACCATTCTTCAAAAGAATATTCTTTTCAAGCGGAATGGGTTCCACTTCTGAATATTCTTCTCCATCCTCAAGCATAATGTCGCTCGAACAAATGCCGTAGCAAGCATCTGTCACTTGGGCTATCCGGAAAATCTGCCCCAAATCGTTATAAACGTAGTCTCCTACTGTGAAATTATTGGCTTTCATAATATGATTTCTTTATTGATATGACATAATCTTAGCGCGTGCTGCAACTCGTGAACATATCTTATTTCGATATTATCACCAAGAACCCACAAGCCGCCAAATCCGTATTCATCTGGCCATTTAACCATTGTAATAGCAAACTGACAGCCGCTTAACGATGCGATATTTCTGTGCTTATATTCAAACCCATTCTTTTTAAGAATATCATCCGTCAAAGGAATCGGGTCGAGGTATGCAGCCCATATACCGCCATTATGATACTCATCCGTAATATCTACGCAATGGGTGCAGCCTTTTAGGTTATGATTCACAAGCGAGTCTTGGGAGTCTATCATAACCACTCTTACGATGGTTCCATTCTTGATGCAGACATCTTTATTGACTCGGACTAAATCACCTATCTGAAGTTCCTCTGTTTTCATAATTCACTGTGCTTTAATTGTTGTTCTTGAACCACGATAATTGAAAATCTGCTGAGGAAAACCCTCGCGTTTAAGGATGCTTACCAACAGTTGCATGTCTGCATAACTGGTGTTCTCAAATTTCTCGGGAGGAGCTACCGGATAAATCTTTTTGCCATCCCAATAAAGCAATCCCCATTTGTCGGGCAATTCTTCTTTCTTGATAACACCTTCCGGACAGAGATACCATCTGTAAGAACCGGCTTGCAAACCTCGATTCATAGCATCATCAGAGCGAGCCCACTTCTTGCTGTCTGCCTTAAAATCAGCATGAGAGGTCTTGACTTCTATCACACTGGTCTCGTTCCATGCGCCAAGGCCCCATACGTCAGTCAACTCGGAGCTCCAAGTCACCAATTCAACGGCCACCCATAAATGTTTCTTGCAAGGACTGGCGCAATGCCTCATAACATAACAAGGTTTTTTCGTGCACTTGTTATAGTTCCACTTCTGCCTTCTCAGCCATTTTGCACCTTCAAGACAGAGTTGATAATGCAGACTATCCGTTTTACTCATGGTCCTTCTTGCTTTTGAGTTCCTGCATGATTTCAAGTATCTGACGCAGATAGGTCTCGATGTATAATAGCCGGTCATCCAAGTTGCTGACCAACAAAAGCAGACAAACTGCGACTACGACAATAAAGACGTTCATCACTTAGCTTTTTGAGAGTACAACTTTCTTATGGCCTCATGGTGATTCTTCGGAGGCCGGATGCCGAGCTTTCTCAGCTTACGATGCACGAGGTTTACCACATCCGACGGAGTCATAACATCGTCTCCCACTTCCTCGCCCCAGTCGCACATGGCATCGTAGCATTCGTTGTGCAGATGCTTGACATTATTGGAGACGGAAAGAACATTATGTTTCTCGCCGACCTTGATAGTATCTCCGCAGATGTAGCAGTTGCACACCTTCTGAGCGACCATCTCACATTCCATCACCTCACACATAATCAGTATTTCTTGCCGCCGTGCTTATACGGACGCAGTTTATTATAACGCATCTTCCAGATGATGTGCTGTTCGAGGTCAATATCCAAGGACTCAGCCCACTTCACGACATACCAAATGGATTCGGAAACGGATTCCTGCGTATGGCTCAGTATGTACTTGCAGAATACCCAAGCGTTCTCGGCAAAGTTGTCATCGTGAGGGAAATGGTCCATATAACCGAAGTTGAGCTCCCTCTCTTCAAACTGCACTCCGGAATAATCCAAGAGGCGTATGATAATATCCGCGAACTCCTCGCCGACGGTCCCCTTTATGTTGTCAAGGTAGAACTTCTTGAAAGCAATATCATCCTCGACCTTACCATCGTAGTAATCCCTCGACGTGAGCTTGTAATTACGGTTCTTGCGGTCAGCCTCGACAGCCTCTGCTACCTCCGTCATCACGAGACACATATACACGCCTATAGGCTGCTGAGTCTCGTGCCATCCGTGCTCGGTAGCGGTCTTGACTATCTCCGCTTGCCACTCTTCAAGTTTTGCTCTTGTTATCATTTGAAAAATATTTACAGTGTATAATACATGGGAACGAATCCGTTCTCATCCGGTTTGTGACCGTAATATTTGAAACCCAGACGCAAGTACCAATCAAAGACAAAGGAATCCTTGTCTGCCATCAGATAGGCATACTTGGCTTGCTCCTTCTTGGCGAGGCTCATAGCCCTCTGCATAAGCTGAGAGCCCAGATGCTTATGCCGGTGGATATGATGGACAGAGAGACCGCTTATGTAAGCCTGCTCCGGCTCATCATTGGTGATACTCATGGATATGGTTCCGAAGGCATCCTCGGTTATGATGTCGAAGCTGCGGCCCCATTTCCACTGATTACAATGAACTACGTATTCCATATCAAATTGTTCTGATTATTACCATTGAACCATCACTGAAATGTACGGCTACCAACCTTCCGTCAAGAGGGTTCTCGCAGCACACATACTGGCCTATTATCTCACGCTTCTTCTTTTCCATCTGAAGTAGATTTTCCGGTCAACATATTATAGCAGTCCTCACTCAGTTCTGAAAGAGATGTGAGAATCAGCTTTATGTCTTTACCAAAGGTCTCACGCAGCTTGTTCGACACTATAATATCCTCTTTCAGAACATTCAAGTCTATATGGTCGTATTTACCCTCACCTTTCGGTAAACCAAGAGTGACTTCGTTAAGGCTTTCACCAAAAGCGTAAGTGATGCCGTCCGGGCTCATCACCCTATAAGTCATCAGTAGATAGAAGGTTTTCATTGCGGTAACGGTAATTTAAGTTGTTTGATGAGCTCGTCGGCCAGTTCGATACCCTCCTCAACGATAGCCTTGTGCCAATCGGTCTCCTTTGGGTTACGAGGATGGTATCTGTGAGCATGAGCGAGCATACCCACCACAAAATCCTTTGCAGCATTGCAACGGAAGGCTACTATGTCAAATGAATCACTCGGTACGTATATCAGCTTGCCGGTCCCCACATCCTTCAAATGCTCCGTTTCAAAATGACACTGTTTGGTAGCGTCAGTGGAACGGAAAGGACAATTCAAAGTTACACAATCTCTGCAAATCATAGGTTCTCGATTTTGATTTTAACCTTTCCCGGCTGTATCTTCAGCAGAGCATTGCCGAGAACTTCCTTCTTAACTCTCAGTATGCGGTTGTAGATGTCCGAGGGGTCGGAGAAGTCCATGATGACCTCTCCTTCCACCTCTGCGACAACCTTGGACGGCGTTTCGTTTGAATCCTCGAAGAGATTGCCCTGCTTGGGAGCCTTTCCGGACTCTTCCTTGATGCGCTGTATCTCGGAATCGAGCCTTCTCTCAAGGGCCTGACTCTGACGGAGCACATTACGGTCGCGAGTACGGAAATACTCCTTCTGCGTCGTGCGGACCTTCTCTACGAGTTCAAGAAATGCACTATCCATATCACTCACGATTGAAGGGTCCTACATAATCGGCCCAGATGTCGATGAACTTCTCGCCGAAATACTTCGCGGTTTCCGCATCCTTGACTGCAAGGCGAGCCGAGATGCCCGCGTACGAGCTCGACCAGACGTAGTCCGAGTACGCGTACGCGAGACCGCAATTCGAGCCGCTGTCCGAGCTGCCGCCGAACAGCCAGAGCTTTGCCTTCTGCTCCTCATCCATCTCGCCAATCTCCTTCTGTGTATAGAGGAGGAAGTAGGGATAGTAGCGACGCTCATCGGTGGTGAACTGAGGTTCCCAACCTTCATTGAGTGCAGCAGCGATGATGCGGAGCTTGAGATAAGCCAAGACATCCTTGATGTCCTCGCATCCTTCTATCTTCAGCCACTGCTTGATGAGAGGATGGTCCTCCGGCAGTGAATGATAGGCATCCGAGAAGGTTCTGATACGCTCGGTCACTGGACGGTTGTCCTTCTGCTCGATGTCAACCAGTGTCAATACTCCGTTCACCCACTTGGCTTCCTTGCCCTCCGGAACGGTGACTTCAATCTTTCTCTCTTCTTTTCCCATAGTTATGTATATTTATGCGTTAAACTCCATCCTCGAAAGCCGGTTTCTTGGGCTCCGGCTCGTGCTCGTGAGCCTTAATCTGCTCACCGAGGTTTTTGATTGTCTCTTGCTGCTGCGCTATCGTATCATGCAGAACATTGATGTGCTCATACGCGCTGTTAACGACATGGTCCATATCAGTGTTCAGCATCAGCACGACCGGCTTGGAGCCTTTGGTGCCATTTATCGCGAAATACATCAGACCGGTGAGGTAGTTCTCATAGGCATCGATAGTACGCTGCATCTTGCAGATGGTATCGACATCCTTCTTGCAGAGACGTGACTTATTTCGCTTCTTGGCCATCGTTATTGTCTTTGTTAGCCTCAGCATTGGCGTTATCACCCTTGTTGTCATCGTCATCCTCGTCATCGTCCTCCATCATCTTACGGACAGCAACGAGACTGGCCACAGTGGTATGCAGCATCTCCTTCAGATTACGGTTCTCGTAAAGGTTACGCATGGAATCCTTCCAAATCTTGTACCACACGACCCAACATGCAATCCAGATTGCGCAGTTGATGGCATTAAGCCAATCCTTGCAGTACAGACGGATGCCAAGCATCATACTCAGTCCTATCAGAAGGACCAGAACAATAATCTCTAACCAAAGACCGTCTTTGCGGCCTTTTCTCTCTTTCTCACTCATTGTTTTGTTGTTTTTTTATAGTTATAAATGAGTTCTTTATCATCATAGACATTGCCGATGACCTCGTACTCATTATGGCATGGCACAGTGGCGTGACCATCTTGAGATTGAAAGTCTTTCACAAAAGAGAAGTTATACTCCCCATATTTATCAGTAACATGCAATACAAACTTGGCCTCCTCGTTGCTATATCTTACAACACCTAAATCGGTCATCCGATATGTAGTCTCAGTCTTGCGTACGATGTCACCTTCGTAAATCTCTCTGCCGTTCTTGTCTCTGAGGCCGGTAAACTGTCCGATGGTGTCTTTCTCAACAAAAGCTCTTTGCCCGGCAAAAGGAAAACTTGTGACCTCAGTATGTATGTGAGGCTTGTCACAAAGAACATGGAGGTCTCCATAAACCCATTTCCATGTATTGAGGTCCTTGGCTCTGAATTTAATAGGTCTCATGTCTTAATCTCTTCAGTTTGTAATAAAATGACATTATTTCTTTCATCAGATATTGATGATAAGCAAGAGAGATGCGTCCTTCACTTTCCAGTTTATTGATATAAATCTGAGACTGGATAGTCGGCTTTTGTATGTTATACCCCCATAGACTTTTCATTTCCGAACTTTCTTTTGAAATCCATTAAATCATGGAAAGCATCACGATACTTTTTCACAGCCTTATAAGCCTGCATCTTTCTGATTCGGCGCATAGGCCATTTCGCACAGATGAAAAGCAGATGCTTCTCTTGATAGTCTGACCATGCGATGAAATATCTCCGGCCAAGGCTGCGGACAATGATACCGTGCAATCTTCTGACATGCTCTTCTATCACTTTTGTCGTAAAGCAGGACTGAGATGCCATCTTATTCAAGGAATCCATCAACCGGTTGGCGGTCTCTTGGGATAAGGGGCTTATTCCGCTTGGTGTATAATACGGCTCATCCATTGTCCTTCGATTCTTCAAGTTTCTGAATGCTGCGCTGTATCTTCTTCTGCGCGTTCTTGAGGTTGAGGGCTTGGATGTACACGCATCCCGGCTCGCGCTTCACCCTCGTGATGTAATGCTCCTTGCCCTTGGTGTCGATGACCACCTTACGCTCCACGTCCGCTACCTTCCATTCCTCGGTCTGTACGTTATACGAGAACAAGGTATGGCCCGGAGTGCGTCTGATACGACCGTCGAAACGGAACTCGTTGGGGACCCTGCGCTCCTCCTGCTGACGTTCCACCTCATGCTTCCCTTCCGGAAGGTCATTTACTATCTTCATTGCAGTAGTTCTTTATGACCTCCAGTACCTCGGACGGACGGAAGTCTTGTTTGAAACAGAGCTCGCCGACGAACTGTCCGAACTCGAATATTATCCTATCTCTGAATCTCTCGTTCATAAATAAGCGGATTTTAGGGTTATTTCACCTCCGTGAGAGGTCTCTTGAAATGGTAATGCCATGCGATATGAAGGGAAAGTACCGTCACGAGCTCCCATCCGTCGGCCCCATATTTGTCGATGGCCTTGGAATCCAAGAAGGTGGCACTCTTCACGACCATATACTCCCATTTCTGAGAGGTGAAGCTGCACTTGACGTACAAGTCATCCTCACGCTCATGGAAGATGCACTCCTTGCATGATATGCTGCCTACGAAAGCATCCCTACCGTGAGGGCACTTACGTGCGAGGCGCATGGAGTCAGCCGGTCTGTATTTCATCTTCAGCAGTTCCATAGTCAGCACTGTGCTGCGGCCTCCGGTCTGGCCAGTATATAGGTCGTATAGCTCTCAAGCCTCTGCTTGGTGAGCTCATAGGGCTGCTGCTTCATCACCTCGGCGCAGGCGGCCATCATAGCGGTCAATACCATCTCCTGCATCTTCGGCTCGAAAGCCTGAAGTGCGGATAGGAAGGCATCGGCCAACGGCTTGCCTGAATAGCGTGTGTCCATAGTGACCGCGAACATGCCGGTCTGCACGTTGCGTCTTATACCGAAGATGAGCTCCATGTCCTTCAGCATCTCTGCAAGACGCTCCTCGGTCATCGGCTCACCGTTTCCCATTCTACCACCACCGGCTCCTCCGGCAGCACTCTCTTCAACATTCTTAGCCATAAGCAATCTCGGTCTTTTTCCGTTGTCGAGGCAAAGATAACACATCCCAATCCAAAAATCCAAACATTTATGAAACTTTTTTCACAACCAAGACCATTTATAGGGAAGGGAAATATATAGACACGTAGTGTTTATATATATTCCTTCCTTATAACTTTTTTTCAATCACACCCTCAAAACGCCATCTTCCGGCATCATAAGTCTCATACAACCCATGAAGCCAAATACCGGCAGCAGACTTTTGTATTATAAGAAATATCCCCATAGTATATGGGATATTTCGTTAATACAGCCCTCTCACGCACATATATACGCACGCATATAACGCACATCCACCGGTCCAAAACGAGGCCCTACAAGACACTTTCTCGCCTCCGGACCTATCATCCATCACCTCATGCACAGAAATGCCGCCAAATCCAAGAAAAACGGCCAAAATCGAGGTTTTTTATCTCATAATACAATCATCCTATCATCATCATATTCCAAAATATCCCAAATTTGCCACTTTTCCGGCCCTCCAGAGCATTTTCTCTACCTCTCCCGTATATTCTCCCATCCATACCCCCTTAAAGTCGCTCTCAGAGCCTTATTCCTTACCCTAAGAGGTCTATTTTTTCCGGAAAACAAAAAATTTTTTGGAAAAATTATTTTTTGGGGCTGACTTTTTTCGTCTTGGCTGCTATAACTGGGGGACGGGCTTTGC